GAACTGCACCGGCTGTGGAAGCGGGTGACCAAAGAGGTATCGAGGTCAGCCGCAGAGCAGTTCATGTGAGGGTGCCCGACCGCCTCTACACTACCTTTGTGTCTGGGCCGTTAACAGAGGAAGAGGTGTCCGGGCTGCTCATGGACTATCAGGGGATGGGCTATGTGAATGTAATCGACAACGGTAACTTCACTCTCATCTACGCCGAGCGCCGACATCATGACATCCCACGTACTCTGGCCAACCACAAGGTCATCGCCCAGGCTAATGATGCCTGCACTCACCTGCGTACCAACTTCAACCCAACTGCTGATGAGGTACGTATGCTGAGAGACTTCGTGGACCGTGCCCAAAGCGTAAATAGAGCGAGCATCAATTTTAGAGGACCCAATGACACGCCATCCCTACCAAGTCCTTGAGGAACAACTGGCGAATGGTGACGCACCCAAGGAGTACACGCTCCACAGGACGTCTTACGAGTTCAGGCCTTCTCGTCTGCTGCCAAGCCAACGGCTGGCCCTGTATCAGAGAGACCCGTACCTTCTGCTCGAACACGACCTGAGGTTCAACGATACGTGTGTTTTCGGCTTTCGATCCGCCAGCATTGCGTATCGTTCGTCGATCCCCGGTGACACCCGGATCTTCTCTTCATACCACCCACCACACCGGGCCTTCCTGGACGAGCACAGGTTCGAGATCACTGGCCTTCTCAACCACGACGCCACCCTGGAGATCACCGTCCTCGACGTGGTCTACAACCCAACAACCTTCAAACACGAATCCCTATGACTGCCATCCCCTTGTTCGAGAATCTGTGCTGCAACTGGGAAAATACCCGATACTCGGCACGCGTCAAAGCAGCCGCCCGGTTCTGTGCTGAGCGCCATCGTGTCTACATCCTAAAAGCTGCCGGTGAGCCTGCCCCCTGGACCAACGACCCGATCCTGCGGGCATATCGGTTCTGCAATATCTACCGTGAGCTTGACCGTGTGACCGTGGACATCATGCGTGATTGGGTGCGCCCCCAGGTAGCGAACCCCAACTTGGCGATTGTCGCCTTGATCGGCCGTGTCATCAACCTCCCTTCTACGTTGAACGCCCTAACGTCTGCTGGCGTTGACTTCAGTACTTCTTCTCAACAGGCCACAGCCTGGAAAGTTTTCAAGGAAATCAAGAACGACAAGAAGCGCCAACTGGTGACCGGCGCCTACATCGTGAATACCGTCTTTCCGAAAGACTTCCCGAAGATCGACGGCACCAAGGGCGACTATATCGCAAACTTCTTGATCCCAGAGGCATGGTCGAAGCGCAAGATTCTAGCAGAAGCCATGCATGGCGGATCGTACCGTGGCATGATGGACGCCTACCGCCAGGTCCACGGCATTGGGGCCTTCATGGCTAACCAAGCTGCGTGCGACCTTTCCTACACGAAGTTCCTGCGCAGTGCTGCTGATCTCAATGAAGTCTGGTCTCCAGGCCCAGGGACCCAAAAGGGGATTCGCCTCATCACCGAGGATTACGAATTGAACCCTGGTGAGGAGATGGACAAGGCCCTGACTCGCTACCGTGACGACCTGAACCACGAGCTGAGCGCCCATCGCTGGTGGTCTGACGACGTCAAGGACATGAGGACGCACATCGTCCCCCTGACCGCCCCCAATGCGTCCAACAGTCTCTGCGAGCTTTCGAAGCATGCCTGGATGGCCCTCGGGCGCCGGGATCGCATGAAGAACACGTACAAGCCAGGGCTCGGCGCATGAACCCCAACCATAACCAGGAGCTCTACTAATGGCCCGCATACTCTTCACAATCTTTGACATCCTGGACTTCGGCGGTATCACCGCCGACCTGGAGCTGAAATGCCGAGGTCTCAAGGAGGCCGGTCATCAGGTCGGCATCGTCTGCCTGCGGCCTTCCAAGATCGCGTTTGGCTTGAAAAAGACGTTGCTCGACGGTGGCCCTGAGGGCACCTACGACTCGAACTTCGGCAAGTACAAAGGCAAACAGATCCTTGCCAACACCGCGATGGGCTGGTACAACATCCCGGTCATCGGCTATACAACCGATGAGGGGATCGAGCGTTGGAAGTCCATGGCTTCCAAGTACGATGTGATCTTCCACGAGATCCCGGGCCCAAACCCCCCGGATCCCGAAGGCTACTGGAAGAAGATCTATCGCATCAAGACACCGCAGATCATTGTGGTCCACGATGCCCACTTCCGCAATATGTATCCCCACATCATCGACATCGCCAAGTACATCAAGGGCGTGTCGTGTACGAACCCCGCTGGCTACAACGGCCTGAAGTGGTATCCGGGCTTGCGATCGTTCATCGGTGCACCGCATCCGGTGCTGGATTGGGACAACCTTCCAACATGGAAGGAACGACGTAAGGTCGGCGTCGCCGCCCATATGTGGAAGGCTTGGAAGCACCAGGACTGGGTCGTGAAAGCTGCGCCTCTGCTAAAGAGGAGCAAGGTCATCATGGCCGGTGACGGGATCGAGCGACGCTACATGCAGAGCAAGGAAAAGTGCCCCAAGGAGTACCAGGGGTTGTGGAAGGCCGCCGAAGAGAGCGGTCGTTTTGCGTATAAGGGACTGCTTGTTCCATCACGTCTCTTCAAGATCTACCAGAACTCCCGGGTCATGGTGGACATGTCGTTCTCCGACACGTTCAACAATCTGGGCAACCACTTCAACCGCTCAATCATCGAGGGCTACAACAACGGGGTCGTGCCGATCTGTGTGGATATGAACATGCGGGACACGAACACCCCGCGCCAGATCTTCAAGCCGGGCAAGACTCACATCGAGATCTCGCACAAGGCTACCCCGAGGGAACTGGCCGAGCTGATCGACGAGGTGGCGAATATGCACGAGGATGATGCCATGGCCATCATCGACTACGGCCGCAAGCACGTCTTCCCGTATTTCGACTATCGCAAGTGTAGCCTCGACTTCCTGAAGCTGGCTGAGCAGAAGCCTTGTGGCATCTACAAGAAGCTGGAGATGGGAGAAACTACCCCTGCTATCGAGGCGGCTCGCGACCTCAAGCTCGAAGGGAAGCCGACGCCAACAATCAAGGCAGCCATAAATAGGTTTGGACCTGACGGTTACCCTAAGAAGGTCAAGAAGAAGTGAAGGACGAGTATGAAAGTTGTTCGTGTCGTGGGTGCCGGGCTGTACGGTGCCACTGTTGCTCGGGTCCTGGCGGATGCCGGGATCGGGGTCTTGTTGCTGGAGGCTAGTGGCCGTATCGCGGGCAACATCGCGGATCGCGTGATTGACGGTGTTCCTATCTGCTATCACGGCGCGCACATCTTCCATACCAACAGTGAGAAGGTGGACACGTTCCTGTGTCGATTCACCAATCCGATCCCCTACGAACACCGAGTCGTAGGGGATTTGGCAGGGAAACGTTTTCCACTCCCGTTCAACCTACGCGCCTTCAGCGCGGTCCTCGGGGTTAAGACGGCCGAAGAGGCCAAGGCATATGTGGATTCACTGCCTAAGAACCCCAACCCTAAGAACGTTGAGGAGTGGTGCCTGTCTAACATCGGACCGGAGCTCTATGCCGTGTACGTCAAGAACTACACCGAGAAGCAATGGGGTCGGCCGTGCTCCGAACTACCAGCCTCAATCATCGAGCGCCTGCCAGTCCGTCTGGATGGTGACGAAACGTACTTCCGCAACGCGAAGTTCCAGTGGATGCCTGACAAGGGGTACACCAGAATGGTGGGTCAGATGCTTGACAACCCCAAGATCCATCTGCATCTTCGTACACCATTCGTGATTGAAGATTGTGACGAGGTCACCACTTTCTACAGCGGTGAAATCGACAAGTTGTTGGGGTACAAGTTCGGGCCTCTGGCTTACCGTGGTTTGCGCTTCCAGGACGTGTACCGTCGGACGCAAGACACATCGGTTGTCAACAACTTGAATCCTGGTGGACATACTCGTACTATCGAGCATCAGCAGTTCTACAAGGCAACGCGAGTCATGCGAGACATGACGACCCAGACGCTGGAGTTCCCGAAGGATTGGATGGTGGGGGATCATCCCTACTATCCTGTGAATGATCCTGCCAACCAGTCTATCTACGAACTGTACAGGGTCAAGGCAGCACGCGAATTCCCCAACATCATCTTCGGTGGTCGCCTCGGCAGCTACCGATACTACGACATGGATCAGGTCGTAGCAATGGCACTCAAGGACGCAAATGATTATCTCAAAAGCCAAGAAGTTCATCTTCATCCATAACCCGAAGGTGTCAGGAACGACCATTCGCAACCAGCTCGAGAAGTACCATGACGTGAGTGTCCAGTTCTGGCACCAAGTCTTCTTCACGCCCGAACACCGAGTCATCGACTTAGCTCACCCGACTGCTAGCCAACTCCCCTACCTGTTCGAGAAGGTGCAGATCGACCCGTCGGAGTTCACGTCCTTCGGGTTCGTTCGTAGCCCCTACACTAGATTCGCCTCGGCCCTCATCGAGTTCAATCGGCGACATGGGCAGGAGTTCGCCGGCATTCCGATCGAGCACCTGCTGACCGAGGGCAACATCTTCTATGACTGGCGATTCATTCACTTCTGCCCCCAGCATCTCTTCTTCGCGAACACGGGTGCCGGAGCAAACCTGATCGGGCACTACGAAAGCCTCGACCACGATGTTGCCACCATAAACAAGACCCTTGGGCTCGATATTGACTTGACCGTCAACTCGCGCCCGTCCCCTCCACACCGACCACTTACTGAAGACCAGATTCGGCTGGTCAACCGTCTGTACTACAAGGACTTCAAAGTCTTCGGGTATTCGATGCACGACACACGGGCTGATCTGCAGAAGTGCCTGGACTTCTACTCGTATCGAGTCAAGGCCCTGAAGGATCCCGGCTTCGCAGCTCTTGTAGACATCAACACGGCCCCATACAGCGACCGCGAGTGGCTGGCCGTCAACCAACCAACCCACATATGAAACTCATCATCACAAGTCGCGACCGACAAGACTACGCCCCCACCTTCGAGTCGTTGCCCGACAATCTGAAGTCTTCCGTGGAGGTGTGGGTACCGAAGGATCAGTACAAGCTCTACAAGAGCAGTGCTCAATACGCAGGGGCCACTATCGAATGCTGGCCGACCCATATCGACTGCATCCCAAAGAAGCGCAGATATCTGTATGAGAACGTGGACGAACCTTACCTTGTTCTCGACGATGACCTTGGGCTTTCCACCTGGTCCGCGAAGCAGAGCAAGTACGTGCCTGCAAAGTCGATGCCCACACGGTTCACCAGGGGGGTGGAGTCCATATTCGATAATCTCGGTTCTGCCCTGGTCGCCGGTGCCACCAACACATTCATGGCCTCCAAGCGCATTCTCGAGACTGGTGAGCTGGAGCACGGAGCCGTTCCATTCTGCTTTGCTGGCTTTGCCGAAAAGGCTAAGCGACCGAAGCTCACGTACCACGCGTTCTTCTTCACGGACATCTCAATGCCTCTACAGTGCATCCTGTCTGGGGGTGAAGTCGTGACGAATGCTAGGGTCGCCTATTCGATGCGTGACAACCAGAAGCTGCGCCATTCCGGCACCAACAAATACCGGACGCCTGAGCTCATCGTCTACTCGGCGATGGTCATGGCCAAGCAGTTCCCCGGCTATATCCACGACCTGGAATACACTGGCAACCACGGAGGCGGCTTCACGCTCAGGAAGACCTTCACCAGGCCCAACGTGAAGCGCACTGAGAAGTTCCTGGCTGAGTTCATGGAACTCCACAAGATGACGCGCTTGCCAAAGGTTGTTGAGCTCGACCTGAAGACCCCATTCGCTGAGCTCAACCGTAAATACAGCAAGTCACTACAACAGACAGGTTACACACCATGATCCAAGCAGTTCAGATTCCCCAGCACCCGAAAGGGCACGCTATCGTTCTTCGTGGTCTCCCAGGTTCTGGTAAGACAACGCTTGCCAACCGAATCGTGATGATCCTGAAACACAAGGGCATCCCAACATTCCACGTGAACGCCGACACGGTACGGGCATCGCTCAACAGCGATCTCGGCTTCGATTCGACTTCACGTATCGAGAATGCCCGCCGCATCGGTTCAGTCATGTACCTGGCCGCACGTAACGGTCTGCTACCCGTCGTGGACTTCGTGATGCCAACCGTTGAGGCCCGTGCTGCCTTCAATGTCGGTGCATCGGGTACGATCTACGACCTCTACACAGTGACCCGTGAACACGGGTTCCAGTGTAGGTTCTCGGACACGCAAAGCATGTTCGATGCCACACCTCTCGGTGCAACCCTGCACTACGAGCTCAAAGACATCAACGACGTAGCTGAGCAAATCATCAGCCGGAGCATCCAATGAACAAACCCACACTCACATCCCCCTTCCATGTCAAGGCTGACCAACCCGACGCGGCTTTGGCCTTGCTCCTCAACCACCTGAAGCACTGCGGTGTCGAAAGCCCGAGCCGCAACGGCCCGGTGGTCCGCTCTCCGACTCCGTTCACCATCGTGTGGGAGAACCTGAAGCGTGTGTCGTCGTCGGCAGTGCGCGACGCCAATCCGTTCCTGCACCTGATCGAAGCTGTTTGGATGCTGGCTGGCCGCAACGACGTGGCGACGGTCGCGAAGCTGGCTCCCAACATGGCGAACTACAGCGACGACGGGGTGACACTGAACGGCGCATACGGATATCGCTGGCGCAAGCACTTTGGGTTCGACCAGATCGAAGTACTGATCAAGGAGCTGAAGGCAAACCCGACCACGCGCCGAGCCGTTCTCATCATGCACGACGCCAAGGACTTGATCTACGGCATCAACGGCGGTAAAGACCAGTGCTGCAACTTCGCGATCATGTTTGATGTCGTGAACGGCGCGCTGAACATGACCGTGGTGAACCGCAGTAACGATTCGGTCTTGGGTGCGTGTGGGGCCAACCTCGTTCACATGAGCGTGCTCCACGAGTACATGGCTGGGATGACGTTCATGCCTGTCGGTACCTACTACCAGACTTCCAACAACATGCATCTCTACACTGAGCTGAACCCAGTGTCCAAGCGTTGTTGGGCTAACCCCCTGTCCCTAATCGAGGAGCCGTTCGACTATCCGGTGGACAACTTGAATCTGGCACAGCTCAGCGAGAACGATGACTACACCAACACCGGCATCTTCGAGCAGCTGCTGATCGACTTCATGGACGACGAGCACTACTCGTACTTCGCTGACTGTGACGGTGGCGTCTACGACTTCGTGAACATCGTCAGTGGCATGAGCGACGGCTTCAAGCGCTACAAGCGATTCGGCCCCAACAAGGCCCGTGAGTGGTTGATGGGGGTCGTAGACGACCAACCTGAATCCGCGTTCGCCAAATCTCCCTGGCGTCTTGCTGCCATTGACTGGCTGGCTCGCCGCCCTACCTTCGTGAAGTGAATTATGCAAGGCACCGAAACGTCTGTTAGCGGCAGGCTCCCCAACAAGGCCCGCTTCATTCTCGACAGTATGTGGACAAAGCGTTTCCACACTGTCCCGACCATCAATACTGAGACGGTTGCTGCACATCATGGTCTGGTGTGCGCCTTGATCGCGGTGATCTGGCCCGACGCGCCTGCTCAGATCTACCGTTATGCTGCTCTGCACGATGCCGCGGAGTTCGCCACTGGCGACATCCCGTCGCCGGTCAAGCGTGCAATGTCCGAATCAGGTGTGGATGTGAACGCGGTCTTGAAGCAACTGGAGATCGACGCCTTCAGTAGCTGTGGTGTCGTGGAACCGCATCTCGTGGAAAGCGAACGTAAGGTCTTCAAGCTGTTTGACAATCTTGCGGGGCTCATTTCGTGCTATCACGAGATGCGAATGGGCAACCGGCTGGCTGCTCAACCCGCTCGGAACTTCTCACGCTACATTGACATGACGCTTCTGCTTCAGCAGCCGTTCCACCGAGAATACACCGCTGTTTACTCCGAAGTCTCCAACGGTGTGTACGACCTTGAAACACAGTGGGGTATGACATGACATCTCAAGCATTGAAAACGTTGGATGCAGCACAGGCTGAGAACACTGCGTTCCAGAATGAGTTGCTTCCCTTTGTGAAAGCCGCCTCTGCACAGTTCATGGCCGGTGTTAAGGCCATGGGCGACCTGGAGTTCTACGATTTCGTGGTCAACTTGCACGTTCCCGTGCCCGATGAGCTCATGGAACGCTATGGTCTGAACAAGAGGCTGGAGGTCGTGCTTCGTGTAAGCGACGATGGCACTTCCGAGACGAAGGAAGGTAAGAGTCGGGTCAAGTACCTGTACGATCGGATGTATCTGATCGACGCACGCACTACGCGTTCAAATGACCTGACGCAGCTGGAGATCCTACAGCAAGCATGTGTCCAAGACACGCACGTTCCGTCACTGAACCGTCTGAAGCGATCGGAGTGACTATGTTCAAGACCATTACGGAAGCAGACGCCGAGATGCGGGCCTTCCGCGAGGCCACCGATCCGTTAGCTGCGGAGCTTGCCCGTAGCTTGCTGGATAGCCTCATGTCCGCTGGTAGGGTGTTCTACAATTTCGATGTACAGATCAAGCTAGATCTGCCCACCGATGTTCGGGTCAAGTTCGGTATTGACCACAAAGCCCTGGATACTTCTGCCCTCATTTCCATGGGCTCTGCACACGGAGTTGACGTGCACGTCAAGTTCATGTTCAAAAGCCGTACCATTTCTCCGGTCTGCGACTACATTAACGGTAGCGTCCTGACTCCACTCGAAGCTGCGCGGGCTGCAATCGCACAGGGGACTGACAGGCCTGATCTGCGCGAATTGACGCGTCCTGCGTGACCTTTCCGTGCATTCGTCAGTGCAATTTTATGGGGAGCTTCCTGTTCGGAGGCTCCCTTTTCTTTGCTCGACTGACAATCGGCACAGCCGAATACACGGAATTCCCATGACACTTCAAATTCACAAGCTGGTGGCGAGTCAGCTAGCGACTCTTCTGCAAGTCCTCGGTGCGCTGGTGCTCGACTACATAGAGAACCCCAAGAAGCCGATGAGTGCTGACCTCAAACCTCTGGCAACCACAAGGCTGGAGTGGAAGGATCTGCCCGGATTGCAAGACGCCATCAAGACCTGCGTCTCCGGCGGTGACAAGATGCAAGCTCTCTACGAGTTGGGTACTGAGTTGAAGGAAGCCATCCCTGTCTTCCGCAACAACCGCGAGTACTCGTCTGGTGAGATCGCCATGTTGAAGGCACTCCGCTCGTACCTGTCCACTGACTCCGAGTCGGCACTCGCGTTCATTCGCAAGAACGCTTCACTCATGGGCCCCAAGCTGGCAGCTCGCTTTCTTCCGCCCGTCGAGAAGTCAGACCATGAGGCATTGGCGCGCACCGTCAAATCGTTGGTGGGTCGCAACGGGAAGCACCTGACTCTCGAAGAAGCGCAACTCGCCAAGGAAACGAACCCCAAACTGTTCGACAAGTACAAGGAACTGCGGAAAGCCCACAACACAGAGTTCAAGGCGCTCCTCACTCAGTTCGTGCGTGAGTCGGGCAAGAAGTTGGTTCCGTACGAAAGCGCGTACGACTTCGCCATCAAGAACGGGTTCACACACTCGATGGTGCCCGGCTTCACTGGTCAGATTGATGACCAAGGCCGTTGGTTCACTTCTGAAGGCGAACTGATCACTGGCGTGCCGAATCTCTCTACCTACACGCACGTCATCATGAACGATGGTGAAGACCCCGAAGCACAGTGGACGTTCAAGGCTGTGAAGAAGGATGGTGGTGTCGCTTACGGGTACACTGCGAACTTCAAGCGTGGTCAAGCCCTGCACAAGTACGAGAAGGTTGCCGACTTGATGAAGAACATTGACGGCATCCGCAAGAAGTGGCTGCAGCACGTTCTGCACTTCGACATCACGAAGAAAGAGAGCGTCGCAGCGGTTGTTCTCGAGATACTCTACTCGTTCGCTGCACGTGTCGGTAGTGAACCGGGTCGTGGTGTCGGGACCCTCCTGGTCAAGAATTCGAGTGAGACCCAGCAGGGTGTGAACTTGGCGTATCTTGGCAAGGACTCGATCCCCACCAAGCACATCATCAAGAGCTCAACCAACGCTGCCTCAGCCGCCGTTGTCGAGGCCCTCAAGCAACTCCGTGCTGACAAGACCCCGAGTTCGTTCCTGTTCACTGCAGAACCGCGTGAGGGCAAGTTTGTTCGAGTCACTCCTTCAGACATCAATGCTGCATTCCACACGTTCGGTGCACCTCAGGGCGTGAGCGTCCACAAGCTCCGCACTTGCCGGGGCACCACGTTGTTCGGTCAGCTCTGCGAGAAGGATGCCACCAAGCGCCCACCATCGACGGAGAAAGAAGCGCTTGCTCGCTACAAGGACATGACGGAGCAAGTCGGCAAGCTCCTGAATCACAAGCGTGGGGTTGGAACCGACACCGAATCGGTGACCGGCACAACTGCGAGCTTAAACTATATTGACTGTGGGCTTCAGGTGGATCTCTTCGATCGCTGGGGCTACCGCCCACCAACCATCCTGGAGAAACTCCTCAAGGCAGGCGACGATTTGTAACGGTAAATAGACGGTGAATCAGTTACAGGAATCACCGTTATGACAGTGTCGTATTACCAAGATATCTTTGAGAAGGCCGACTCGGTGGAAACCCGCACCGCTCGTATCGCAGCTTATGCTGGGGTTGCATGCACGCTGACGAAGTCCAGGAGAGCAGTTGTTGATGCGATGCTCGCAACTGCGGATAGGTCTAGCCGGTACTGGGCCAACGATCTGCTGAGCACCCTGAGGACAACCAAGCCTAGTGTTTTCCGGGCAGTCCTGTGGGCAACCTGTGGTAACGCTGTGATGAATCCGCAGTGTGTCTTAAACGCCTACGAGTACGGTGAGCCATGCGCACTCTGTGGTCGGTTCTTGGTTACCACTTCGTGTTGTGTGCTTTGCAAGCGGGACCGGTATAAAGAATGGCTTGCGATCAACCGAGCTGATGCGGTTTCGAAGGCGACCGCAACGAATTTAGCACGCTACGGGGTTGCCAATGTCGGGCAGGTTGAGTCCGTGAAGAGGCACATACGACGCATCCACAAAGCGCGTTATGGTGGCAGCCCAATGAAAGATCCCCTGGTGCGGGCTAAAGCTGAGGCAACCAATAGAGAGCGCTACGGTGGTAATGCTCCCGCGAACTCCCCACTTGTAATAGCTCGCATGAAAGCCACATGTTTAGAACGTTACGGTGTGGCCAATCCAGCGCAGTGCAGCGATGTCATAGAGAAGATGAAGCGTACGAATTTACGACGATACGGGGTTGACAATGTCGCGTTGGTAGACGGCGCTACTGAGAAGGCGCGCCACACTAATTTGGTTAAGTACGGAGGCTTGTCGGGTACGTGTACTCCTGAGGTTCAGGACAAACGTAAAGCCACCTGCCTAAAGAAGTACGGAGTAGATCACCATTCAAAGGATCCGAGTGTGCATCGGGCCCAAGCAATAACCGGATACCAGATCAAAGAGTTGACCCTAAACAGGCGCGTCTTCCGGTATCAGGGCTGGGAAGATGTCGTTATACGGAAGGTGGTCAAACGCTTCGGCCCCCGTAACGTCGCAACTCAATACGATGGTGCGTACCCTGATGAGTTGGCGAAGATTCTCGGGTGGATCCCAGATCTGTGGATCAAAGACAAAGGATTCATCGAAGTCAAGAGTGACTACACTCTAGGCTGCACGAATGACAAGATACTGAAGCGCAACGCACAGAAAGCCAGAACAGCCGCCAAGGTGGGTATCAAGGTTCTTTGGTGTGTCGTGCTCAACCCAAAGACAGGAGAACAAGTGACTCTACCCAATGACTGGTGGCGACACCCTAAGCGCACCCTGCGCTCCTTGAACTTATGAAGATCAATCGGTACACTACAGCAAGTCCCTCGCTCAAGAGGGCGCTTGCCGCTCAGCAAGCGAGCAAGGCTCCACGTGAACATCTCGGTGAGTTCAAACAGTTTGACCTGTACGTAGATCAGTTCGCTGTATGCGCGATCGACCCAGACAACAAGGTCGCTGGTGTACTGGTTCTTTTGCCTATTGGTAGCAGCGCCCGAGTCTCCACAAACGTCGTCCTGCAAGAACACGTTGGTCAGGGCTTGGGATCTGCTCTGTACGAAGCTGCCCTCGATTACCACGGCTCCCTACTATCGTCTACGACCATGAGTGTCGGGGCCTTGAAGGCGTGGCACAAGCTGTGCATCAAGCACCTAGGTAAAGTCAAGATCCCTCAGCTTGGGGGCTCTCAGCTGTTGAACATCGAAGGATGGGTTGATGTTCAGGGAGCGAAGGTCGCTACAGTGCGCTACAAAGACAAAGTCGTTCCAGTCACAAAGATAGCGGATGCTTACTACATAATCGCAAAATGAAACTCGAAGCCAAGCAACGTCTGGAGGCCTGGAGGAAGCCGTCCAAGCCTGACCTCACTCTCGACATCTACTGCCGTGACCCCGAGACGTTACAAACGCTCATCAACTTCCTGCACGTCGTTCAGTACAACGGACAGGTCGGCCACTCCGCCTTGGTCGGTGCGTTCTTTGACGGAGACGGTGCAGGTCAGATCCACATCGACGGTCTGCCGAACGACAAGGACGCCATCTCAATGGCTAAAGCCCTTGGCGAATACGGCGACGGCCACCTGGCTGAAGTCGGCCCCTATTCAGCACGCGGCTGGAACACTGCGTATCCAGATGGAGTGGAGATCCCTGACGAGTACACCTGTGTCCGATCCACCAAAGTATTTCCGGAGGAAGAATGAAGATCGAAGCCAAGCGACGCCTCCTTGCTAGCGGTCTTGATACGAAGCTGGATCACATCGCTCCTGGCGGCGTAATGGCGCGTCATCAGTACATTGACGATCCAGACAAGGACAAGATCCTGGCGCATGGCAAAGATTACACGAAGCTCGGTAAGTTCGTGCGCATGAAAGACGGCTGCTGCCACTGGAACACCTGCAAGCTGTTCACCGAGGGTCATGTCGATCATATCGTCATTGGCTATGCACACAACTACCAAGGGTGGCACCAACATACGTGGGGACTCAAGGACGGCCATCTTGTCGAAACCACTTCTGAGAACACGGACAACGACCACTGGTACGGATACACACTTTCACCTGACGAAGCAACCGCGTTTGCTGACCACTGTGCGAAGTACAAGCCCGGCATGGGGATGGTAAGAACCAGTAGGGGTGGATCCTTAACTGAGCTGGTTCGCAAAGCTCAGAGTGGGAAGCCGAGCAAGACTCAGGTGAAGACCACCAAGAAGCGCCTGAACCTGACTTTCCCGGACGGCACGGCTGGCACCGCTGAGTTCATGCGTACTGAGACAAGTGGAGAGCATGGGTCGTTAGTGCAGACAGTCATATCGTGTGCTGGTAAGCGTGCTCTGTGCATACGGACCGCCCCCAACGGTGCAGTCTTCGGCTCCTACTATCTTGGAAACGGGGACATCCTCTGTAAGGGTGACACGGAGGCCGACGTATGGGCCAAGCTGTTGAGCCTCACCTGGATGAAGAAATGAAGATCGAAGCTAAACAACGACTGGTAGCCAAAATCACAAAGGCAGCATTGACTGCGAAACGGGCGGAACTTCATGCGGCAGTGACTGCGATGGAATCCCAGAAGCACAACCCGACTGTGGCCCCTAGCTACTATCGCAAGCTAGGGGTATTGGAAGCCATTGATGCGGTGTTGAGTCAGAACGCCCACGAGCTGGACATGTTATGAAACTCGAAGCAGCTCAGCGCATCTTGTCATGGGTGCCTAACGACATGGCCAAGACGGGTGGTGAAGCGGCGATGTTCGACACGGTTGAGAAGAAAGACACCAAGCCAGTCTTCAACTACCGTGGATACGACATCTGCCACGACCTGCTCGACAACCACATATATGCATTCAAGGGCGAAGAGTGGGTGGGGGCCATCGACATTCAAAAGGTCAACGGTCTGCTCGTCACCATGTCCAGTGGAGTAAGGCCCGAGTACGTTGGACAGGGCATCGGCCTTGCTATGTACGAAGCGGCCTTGAAAGTCCACGGCATCCTGCATAGCAGTGCTGATCTGTCGAAAGGATCAAGTCACACATGGAAGAAGCTGTGCCAGAAGCATCACGGTGTCCTGATGGTGCCAGTCAATGGTAAGGACCAGGTCGTCAATATCATAGGCTGGCGTGAATATCAGGGTTATGCGTACCCGCTAGTTCTAGGAGACAATGGTAAGGCTGTGCCCCTGGCCAAGCTCCTTTCACACGGAAGCGCAGACAGCATAGACGCTGCTGAATCCAGCTTCTATCGAATACGGAGGTAACATGCCATTCGTCAACCGGCGGTCTAACTTGACTGCCAACAACGCCCGGAACGCAGACGTGGCGCGTCTTATGACGGAGCATATCGCACCGATTGCCCAACAGAAGATGATGTCGGCCTTCCGCGTTCAGGGCATCCAGGCTGTTCTGCTGAACCGGTTGCAGCAGGGACGCCCCTGCTCGTGTGTCCAGAAGAACAGTCAAGCTCTGAAGCTGTCCCCAGACGGGAAAGCGTCGCCGGGTGCCATCAACCGGATCATCTCAGGTTCAAACAACTTTGGGGTCTCTGGGTATCACACCAACAACGACGATGACATGGAGTTCGACCCGTTCCACGAGTCTGAAGTCACGCCCGCTCGTGGTCGTGAGTCGGGTGTATGGAATACAGCCAACAACAAGGTCGGACCTGATGACAACAACTCCACTGACCTCTTCTTGGATGAGCCCGCAGTTGGTGACAATGGGCAGTTCAGTCCAGACCTGGACGACATCTTTGGTGATTTCGACCTCTCTCACCTCGGCATGACCGATGTCAGCTGCCCAATATGCTTCGGATCTACGTACATCGGTGGGTACTCGATGTTCCGTGGTTCGCGGATTGTGTTGGTGCCAGCAGACTTCGTGACCTCATCATTCCTGGATCCGCATTCGTTTGAGCTATCTCCGGGTACGCATACCACAACTGTCGTGCTGCCGCGAGGCGTGGTCTCGGTCGACGCATTCCGGGTTATGCTCCAGAGCAACCCAGTTCCAGCCACGATAGCTATCGACGGCACGAACGTGACCCACGGTAGCATTCGCGCTTTCTGCGACGGGCGGCCACATACGCTAACCTTGACGTGCACAACTGCTATCACTCACTTCGAGATGCAGTTCGCTCTGTCCAAAGAACCTGTGTACTTCGAGATACCGAAGGTTTCCAACACCCAGGACATCTCTCTGTTGGAGCCACAGGAACCTTTCCAGATCATCATGAGCCCCGATGTGCCGATCCTGCAACGGCAAGATATCATCTTGGAATCTCAGCTCGGCAAGGTGCTGGTCGTTGGTCAGGTCAACCCATGGAACACACGTAATCGCAACATGCTTGGGCACGAAGCACAGGTCCGTGTTGCCCAACCTCAAGAGCTCTGGAACATCTTGAGCTTCCGCCGCCCGGTAACTTCTCAGAAACCGGTCAATATCCCATCCCCATCGAAATCTCAAACCTTGTCAGGCTTCGCCAACGACGAGGGCTTCTCTTTCTAAAGTTCTGACTATGCAACCCTCCAATACTTCGCGTTTCAAGAGCCTGCAGGAAGTACGCCGCTACCTGACAGATTTCTCCAACCAACTCCGTGACGAGGAGCAGCTGATTGACCATAACATCAAGCAGCTTGGCAAGCTGGTCAAGACTCCGCTGAAAGCCAACGGCGATGAACTGGACTTCTCCGACCTGCGGCAATTTACGGGCAAGGGTGGCAAGAAGCGCACGCTCAACCTGGATTTCCCCATGGTGAAGGTGCCCAACGCTCAAGTCCTTCAGAAGAACTACAAGGCGGCGGAGAAGCTGTCTGAGCAGTACAAGTATCTGGTGAACCTCGAGAACGAGGTGAAGCTGAACTTCAAGGGAGTTAAGGGTTCGGCCCTTGACGCGACCCTCGGCAGCATCCGCAAGCTGAAGCAGGATGTGGAGGCCCAACTCCGCAAGCTGTTCCACGCCCTGAATCAGGTGGCAGAGGGGCATGCACCTAAGGAGTTCAAGGACTTCGTTCTCACTGTCGCTGAAGAGCTTCAATCCAACAAGCACGTTGAGTGTGACGGCATCCGGACAATGGCCTACGCCGCGCTGGACCATGAGGGTAATCTGGTGTTCGCTGGATACATCATCCTCAAGAACGCTGTCAATGACGACGGCAAGGTTGCCCCGTCTCTGTACATCGCCCTCAAGTGGACAGTCGGTGGTGACATCGAAGTGTTCGTGGACCACGAGTTCATGGCCCCAACTCTGCTCGAAGGTGGCGACGTTGTGGAAAGCCTTAGTGGTGCAGCCAAGGCAGTGGCCTCGCAGCTGTCCATGGAGGGTTTCAGTGCCCAGATCGGTAACCTACCTGCTGAACTTCAGCTGAAGATTCCCAAGGGTGGCTTGTCGCCTGAGCTCTTCACCGTGCAAGAACATCTGCAGTCAGTCACCGCTGCGGGCGACACCCTGGTATTTGTCCTGAAGGGCGTGAACGAGAAACAAGTTGAGGCCCTCGCCAATCAGCTGTTCCTCGAAGTCAAAGCCATGCTGCGTGTCAAGCGGAACGCCCGGGTTCGCATGAAGATCGAAGGCAACAAGGTTCTCTTCACATTCCAGGGCCTCGACCACTCCGGCGGCATTGGCCCCGTAGACCTTGACTGGCTGTCTACGAAGTACAAGCTGTCGAACGGGCAGATCCGCAAGCTGGTGAATGTCATCAATGGCTAAATTGCTTGCCGAAACGTACAAGGAATACACCGATCGTCTGGAGCAGCAGCTCAAGATCCAGAAGTTAGGCGAGGGTTCGTTCGGTAAGGTCTATCAGCATCCAACACTACCGAACGTGGTGGTCAAGGTTGTGAACAAGGACAACGCTAACTGGGACTGGTGGGGGTTCGTTAAGGAGCAGCCGAAGAATCCTTGGGTTCCTAAGCTGTACGGCCTCCACGACCTTGTGCTCGACAACTCTACCGCAGGCTTCGCCGTCTTCATGGAGAAGCTGGAGCCCATGCAAGCCATGGGCTGGGAGGGTGTCCGCGACTTCTTCTTCCCATTCGACGTCTACGACCGTAATAAGTGGCGTCTGTTTGCTCAGCGCTGCAAGGACAAGCATCTGGCAGCGGTGGCACACTACCTCGGTAACTGCAAGTGGCTGTTGGACGTGTCTCGTAAGAACGTGATGCTGCGGGGCCATCAGCCTGTCTTTGTGGATCCTGTAGCATGAAGATCGAAGCCAACACACGACTGATAGACCACAAGCTGGACCTGCCCGTTATCGGGTACGGCCTCAACTCCGTGGTCTATGACAACGGGAGCACGGTCATCAAGATCTCGAAGGGTGATCGCTCCTACCAACTTTGGGCACAGTTCGCTAAGCTGAATCCCGGCAATCCTTACCTGCCGAAGATTCACAAGATAACTGTGCTGGACGAGGCCACGAGGACATACCAGTACGAGATTGAAAAGCTGATGCCTATGGTTCAGCGCCAACTCGATTGGTTGCGCAGTCATCTGGCTGACGAGTATGGGCTAACCCCCGTCGACAAATACATCGCTTGGTTCTCCCAAGATGATTGGACGAAACTGGCGCACGAGGCTAATAGCAAGGACCCCGATCTATCACGTATGGTGACCTGGTTCTTGGATCACTATAGCAAGCTGGATCTACACCAAGACAACATCATGCTTCGGGGTAAGCAGGTAGTGTTCGCAGACCCAGTTCTAGGAGATTGAAATGACCCAACTTATACGAGCAGGGCGCGAGACCGGTTACGGTGCAGGCGCCCTTCTTTTCTGCCCTGATACCCAACGGTTCCTGTTCATCAAGCGATCAGACACGGGTGACCATGCTGGAACTTGGTGCTGCCCCGGCGGTGGTGTCGAAGAACACGAGACTGTTGAAGAGGCAGTTCGCCGTGAGTGTGAGGAAGAGATTGGTTATCGTCCCGAAGGTGAGTTGCTTCACATGAACCGTGATGCACAGGATGGTGGTCAGTTCATCTTCCACAATCACTTCTGCTTGGTGCCCGAAGAGTTTGAGCCTGTCTTGAACCCGGAACACACCGACTTCGTGTGGTCGGAAGAACCCCCTGAGCCGCTGCATCCGGGCCTCGCTAACTCAATGCGTGAGTGGGCCGGTCGTCAGGGGGTTTCCGTATGACCCCAACCGAAATACCGGCACTTCTTGAAAAGTACGGGATCACGGGTTTGCGCCTGAAATCCCATGATGAAGAGAAGCACGTCTACACGTACGGATACTCCTCAGCAGACTTGCCTAAGATGGTGAAGGCCCTCGGCTCACCTTCGATCACCTCGTCTGGCAAGGTAGCGATCTTCACCATCCAGAAGGTCTGCAAGATTGGGGTTAGCCAGGACAACCGAATGGTCCGGGTTATTGACCTCAACCCGGATTCAGCCCCAGCCGTTCCGCAGTCACACCTCAGTGTGCACGAAACCAAGAAGGAGCTTGAGTTCGGGTACAAGAAGGCCCAGACCAGCAAGCGCCTTCGGCTCCCGTTCGTTACTGAGATGTGGCACTACTTCAACCAAGAGAAGTTCCAGAACCGGCTTCCGATCCCGACCCTGTTGGTGTCAGACAAGCCGCCTGGAAACCCGAAAGGTTTGAACAGGGCCCGAGGTGTCTACTACACGCGCCTGAATGGGCCTGCTGGAACGCTTTGGCTTGCCGACTTCCTCTTCAACTCCCCGATGCCGTTCTTCAACGAGATCTTGCTGCACGAGATGTGCCATCAGGCTGTCGCATGCCTGGATCACGTGAACGACCCAAGCGAGGGAGGTCACGGGCCCAACTGGCAAGCCTGGATGCGGCGAGTTGGACTCGACCCAAGGCGCTACGACCCTACAGACGAAACCGTCTACCAGACATCGGATCAGCGCGGTGCTGAGGAAGAGAAGAACTTCGCTCTGTATGGTCCGCTCACTCCAGCAGCGGAGATCCGGCGTATTGAGAAGCTGCCTCACCCTTCTAAGAAGGACATGGCACACTGCGAAGTCTACTTCGTGACCAAGGGCCGGGCGCTGGAAGGTGTGATCAGGGGTCGCCAGTTCACTTTCCGAGGCAAGCACGGTTCCCTCAACACGCTTTCCTGGAAGAGCACGCCGGACCCAGCCAACTTCTACGTGAGGTCATGATGCAAACTTACGTCTACGCCAAGAATGGCTCCGAGACGATCACCAACTCGCTGACGTTGGATCTGAACACCTCAGAGATCATCGAGAGCATTGTTCTGGGGGCTACCACTCCAGTCGGTAGCAACCTGAACATCAGCCTCCTCAACACGAACGCCAACCCCATCGAGTTCTCGGCGACGGGCGGTCAGGAGAACGTGTGTTACGGCACGCCGCTGACCGTCACCACGAACCAGCGAGTCCTGGTCGTTACATTGGTTGTCAACTGCAACCCAACTGCGTACAACCCAAACCCTTACCTGAACGAGGATCCGTCTTCGTATCAAGCCCTGATCGGGGGCCTCGGGGCTGGGAAGTCTGCGCTGGCAACTGCAGTGTTCACACTCGACCCTTCATTCGATCCGTCAGGTGGGTACGTCCTGTGGGATGTCCTGGGTCCGGACGGCACTGTCTACGCTTCGGGCAATGCGTACGACTACACGATCAAGTCCACCGGATTCGCCAACGTTGTGACTGCACATGCAGTCGTCAGTGTGCCCGAGTCTATCCCACCAGCGCTCGATTCGCCGTACCAGCTTCGGTACACGCTTCGGGTCGGTACTGGTGCAGCCTACAACTTCGAGAACTTGAACATCCTGGGTATGCCCGACGTTCAAGTCGGCACCACAGATTCTGTGGAGATGCAAGGCGACAAGGCCCTCATGAGCTTGGTCACTGAACAGATCTACAGCAACTACGTTCTCGAACTGTACGACGACTCGAACATGCTGGCGTCAGTCACTCTCGGTAACCCGGAGCGGATTGCGAATGGTTACTACGTAAGTGCAGCCATAGATACAAGCGCCTTGCCGGTGACTCTGACTCCGTACAAGGTGATCTGGAAGTTTTGGAACAGCCCCAATCAGACCTTCCGTGAAACGGCAAGTCTGTGGATCGTGAACCCTTCCATAATGAACGCTGTGGAGGATGTTAAGAGCAAGATCAACAAGGCTCGACAAACTTTGTACGCTACACCGGACAGCCAATTCCCGGACACGGAGATCCTGAAGTGGTTGCGTCGTGGGGCGGATGCATTCAACGGTGCATACGGTGTGTTCACTTCGTTCACGATGACACGGGCTATGGGGGTCGTGCGTGAGATGTGGCTGCTCTTGGCTGAGAAGTCCGCCCTGGACGCCCAGTACCTGATGGAGGGTGAGAAGGCGTTCAACTTCAGTGGTGCGGCCATCAGTCTGGATGTTGATAAGACTCAGTACCTGCAGAGCATGGCCCAGCAGATCCAGACTCAACTGGATTCGGAGCTCAAGCTGGTCAAGCAGAACTTGGTCATCAAGGGTATCACTCAAGGTGATGGCAGTGGGCCAGCCGGTAACGGCAACTTCAACCTCTCTCAGGGCGGATCTATGGGTAGTGTTGCCATAGCCATCACCCCGGTTTCGATTTTCAACTCAGGCGTGGTCTGGGGTATCGGCGGTCTCTGATACCCTTGCGTGGTCACCCTTTAACTGTAAGTCCTACCCACAGGTACTGTAAATATATGTTCGAACCCTCTCACGCAACACCCCACATCGAGGAATCCATCTCCGATATGACATCATCCGAAGAAACGGGTCACCGCTACAACTACCTAGGAATTCAGATCCACCGCAAGAACCCGGCGTGGCTCTCTGACCTCTCGAAGTCCCTCCTGCACGAAGGTGACTATGTGCGCGAAGGCGAGTCAATCCCGCAAGCCCTCGCTCGCCCGGCCATCAACTTCTGTTACGGCGATTATGCCTTGGCGCAACGCATCTACGACTACGTGTACAAGAACTGGTTCTTCTACGCGTCGCCGGTGCTCTCCAATGCTACGCCCGGACATTGGTACGATGACCCCACCAAGGATGGTGCACACTACTGGCACCACAGTACGTTCATCCCGATGGCAAAGCCGCAAGGTCAGCCCATCAGCTGCTTCGCATTCGAGGTACCCGACACTATCACAGGCCAGCGCGACATCCTCAAGGAACTCGCAGACCTGTCCGTGTCAGGGGGTGGTACAGGGGCGCACATGAGCTTGCGTGCTACGACGCGCAAGGCTCCAGGTCCGATCCCATTCGAGAAGGTGCTGGATTCGGCGATTGGATACTTCAAGCAGAAGGGTACGCGCAAGGGGGCCATCGCAGCTTACTTGCCAGTCAAGCACCCGGATGTCAAAGAGCACATCCTGTTCCGTGTTCCAGGTGGCGACAGCAAGCGTCGTTCGGACAACCGGACTCAGTTCCACTCCGCAGTCAACTTGACCGACGAGTTCATTGCTAAGGTGTTGGGCGATGATCCCAATCCCGAGTTCGAGCTTCAGTGCCCGCACAGCCACAAGGTCTACGAGACGGTGAATGCCCGCTCCCTCTGGGAAGAGATGCTGGAGACCCGCGCTCTGACAGGCGAGCCCTTCATGACCAAGATCGATCTGATCAACCGCCTGCTCCCTGAAACACAGCGCCGACTCGGCCTCAAGTGCAACGGTTCCAACCTGTGCACCGAGATCACCCTGGCTACGGATGCGCTGCGCACTTTCGTGTGCTGCTTGTCGTCACTCAATCTGGCGGCATTCCACGAGTGGAAGAACAGCCGTATCGTCGAGGATCTGATCCGCTTCCTGGACAACATCATCCAATGGTTCATCGACAATGCACCTGAGTCCATGGCAAAGGCCAAGTTCTCGGCTGAGCGCGAACGTGCCTTGGGTCTTGGTGCTTTCGGTTGGCACTCGTTCCTGCAACAGGAAGACATCCCGTACGAGTCGGGTGGTTTTAACAGCGCATCCTCGTATTCACATACGATCTTCAAGCTCATCAAGGAGCGTGCGGAGGCTGCATCGTTGGAGCTCGGCGCCGAGCGCGGTGAGGCCCCCGACATGGTTGGCACTGGTCGTCGCAACAGCCATCTGCTAGCACTCGCCCCGAATGCGAATTCGGCGGACATCGCGAACAAGAGCCCGGCCATGGAGCCGTGGTATGCAAACTGCTTCGTGAAAGACACGCGAGCTGGTATCGGCTTCTTCCGCAATCCGGAGCTCGAAAAGCGTCTGGAGGCAATCGGCAAGAACGTCAAGTCAGTGTGGGATTCCATCCTCAAGCATAACGGATCAGTGCAACACCTGGACTTCTTGGACGAACATACCAAGCTGGTGTTCCGCACTGCGATGGAGGTTGACCAACACTGGACCATCGAACAGGCCAACATCCGTGGTGTGCACATTTGCCAGGCACAAAGCCTCAACCTCTTCTTCCCTTTCGGTTCCGACCGGTCTTACGTCAACTCGGTCCACCTGAAGTGGCTGCGTGCTGAGAACGTTAAGACTGTGTACTACTACCGCACCGAACGGGAGGTCACAGTTGATTCTGTGAAAGACTTGAAACGCGCATCCCTTGCCGACTGGAAGGATGGCGTCGACTGTGTGTCTTGCCAAGGATAAGGAACGACATGACTGAGATTACCCGCACTATCAACTCCACCGAACTCACCGCCGCCGGTGAGATCTTCATCCCCAAGAACATGGAGTACCACTCGATCTGGAAAGAGCACGAGCGTGCTCACTGGAATGTGGATGAGATCGACATGCGTGTCGATGTTGAGCAGTGGAAGACTGGCAAGATTACCGATGAGGCTAAAGCCCACATCAAGATGATCCTGCGGTTGTTCACTCAATCGGATGCAGACGTGTGCTGTGCTTACGTAGACCGTCTGCTGCCTGTCTTCAAGCAGGCCGACGCACGGTTCATGCTTCTGTCCTTCGCGTCCCGTGAGACGACCCACACTCTGGGCTATCGTCATCTGAACACAACGCTGGGATACGACACTGAAGCATTTGCAACCGAGTTTCTGCAATACGAGGCCCTGGTTGCAAAACATGACTTCATCATCGAGGAGTGCGACACCAGTACACCTTCCGGGGTTGCCTTCTACCTTGGTAAGCAGTGCCTGATCGAAGGTATCAACCTCTTCGCGGCATTCGTGCAGCTCTTGGCCTTCCGCCTCGGTGGCGAAATCCCGGGGACCGTGGACGTCAACATCTGGTCCATCGCCGATGAGACGTTGCACGTTCGCGGAAACACAGCGCTGTTCCACGACTACCTGCAGCAGAACCCGGAGGTCGTGACCGACGAGTTCAAGGCCAAGCTGTATCAGACGTACACACGACTGATCGAGGTTGAAGATGCGACGATCGATCTTACCTACAGTGTCGGTAAGAATCCGCACGTCAGCCAGGAGGATGTCAAGAAGTACATCCGATACCTTGGTGACTACCGCATGGTCAAGCTCGGCCTCAAGCCTCAGTACAACATCGCGGAAAATCCATGTCCGTGGGTTGAGCAAATTGTTGGCACTGCGGTCGTTGGGAACTTCTTCGAGCGTACGATCACCGCCTACTCCAAGGCTGGTTTGACCGGCGAGTGGACCTACTGAGTTCCATAGTTGGGGGCCACATTTGTATGTGTGGCCCCCAACTAAGCAAGGAGCTTCTATGTCTGAAGAGAGCACCCCTATTCGATCACCTCTGCGTCCGAAGCACGACAACTGGATGAGCAGGTTCTGGGATTGGTTCGACTACCGTGATGTTGACAAGCACATCATCGCGATTGCCACCATGTTCATGACCTACTTCATCGTCAAGTGGTCGATGTCGTTTGCGGAAGCCAACGCCTCCAAGTCTAGCATGGACATAGCGGCGGTTCTTGGTGTCATCAACGCACCTTACATGGCCCTGCAGGCAGCGGTGCTCAAGTTCTACTTCGAAGCACGCCCAACGTCGGCTGAGTAGAGTCTCACAACTGTTCTCAAAGGGGGGACGCAATTTTATGGGGAATCGTATGTGCGGTTCCCCATTTTGCATTGAGGCCCTTAAATGAAAAGCCGGCGACCCTTCGTACGTCGTTCTGCCTCTGGCACCGCCCGAATCCAACGTGATGGTTACTCGAACAACCAAGTCAAATGGTGGGACATCCGTAAGGAAGTCATGCTGCGTGACAAGGGTCGGTGCATATGCGGTGCCAAAGCCACTGAAGTGCATCATATCATCGCACTGAGCAGGGGTGGAACTACGACCAAATCCAATCTCATAAGCCTGTGTGAGAACTGCCACGATCGGCGGCACCCAGGGCATCCGAAAAGGAAATGAAGCATGACACTCATTCTTGCCAAGACACGCCTGCGGGCTACTGAGGACGATCCTGTCGACGAACTGATCGAAGACAACGGGACTTCCTTCGACACGATGATTGACGGGGATCCTTCGAAGGAAGAGCCTGTTGTTCAGAAGCTCACACACGACGACGGTGGTGTCGAAACCCCTGAGGAGAAGCACCTTCTCATGGACGATCTGCAGACCTTGGATTACCCAACCGAGGTCTCGTCTGGGAAGGCTAAGAAGTGATTACCGTGGATTTCACGGTGGCGGGTACTTCAGGTTCGGCTAGCACCTCTTCTTCATTCAAGAGCCTAGTCAACGTGATCATCACACGCTACCTGTGCAATCAGCTGAAATGCAAGCCGGACACGGTCAAGTTCCGCCTTGCACGTCGTGACTTCAACCGTTACGTCGATGTCAAGCTCTCAGTGGAGAGCTTGCAGAAGATGCGTGAACTCTATCGCCTAGCCAAGGAAGGGTGTGCGTCACAGGCCGAGCTGGAAGAGTACAACCGATTCCAGCAATTTCTAACCGATCGACAAAACTACGCAAAGCAATATGGACACATCAACCCGTCTTGAAGCGTTCCTCGAACAGCGGAGCGCTACAAACTTGGTGGCTGATCATGAGTTCAGCCTACCGAAAGAAAAGCAGCGAACAGGTTTCCTGGGTGTCTTCAACGGCATCTATCCCGGAAGCGAAGCAAAGACCCTGACCAAGCTGGTTCTTGGTGCCATCATGGACACCGCTGGTCTCCCGCTGGAGCGACCGAAGCGCGCAGTTACCCAAGAAGAGCGGGCTGCAAAGCGCGCCAGCAAGAAGACTCTCACTGAGTGGTACACCCAGCGAGCCAACATGGCTCTGCCGTTCTACACGAAGCTGACGAAGGTGTCGGCTGGTGAAGATTCGTACTTCGAGTTGAAGCTGCCGATCCTGCACTTCAACAACCCGTACTCGCTCTCCACAGCTTTCGGGGCCCTTGGTGGTTCCGTGTCGACGATTCCTACCGAGGCTTTCGAAACCCTCAAGGTTCTGTCCAACGAGCGCGGTCCGCACAAGTACGAGCTGGGATTCTGCCTCCAGAATGCACGCGGTATCAGCCCCAAAGCTGAAGAACTTTTCCGCCAGTGTGTTCAACACGTGGAGATTGAATCCGAAGTTTCGGGCATCACCTTCTTCATAGTATTCAAGATCCCGAAGGACGTTTGCGAGTTCCTGGTCAACACCGCTTGGCTCGAAATCCGCCCCGTGGATCTGTACCCGCTGTTCTCCATGTGGGTTCAGGCCGAGTACGACAACCGTCGATACGGCAAGACTTCGTTCCCGCTGTCCCGTATCAGCGCAACGCTGCCCACCCACGACAAGAGCGACGAACGTGTTGATGACTACGGCATCACCATCAACATGTCTGGTGACCCTATTTGGCTGCCTGCTCAGTGCGACAACACCAGCAAGTACGAACAGAAGTTCAACGCTTGTGGCGTCCGTGAAGATGGTAGCTTTCAGCTCATCCACGGTGCTGAGGGTATGTTGCGGACTGCTCTGCCCGCGAACATCCCAATCTTGACGGATTGGGTGAACTACAAGTTCACCTTCTCGAACACCGCAGGTCGCCCTGAGACACTGCCTCTCGAGCACTTCCGCCGCTGCACGCCCTCGATGGCGATGAACATCCTGCGCCGCGAAGTTTCCGAGGACTGGGTCAAGAGCTTGAAGTCCTGGGCCGAACTGTGCAACATCTCTGCGTCGGTAACTCGTTTCACGCACAACGAAGAAGAGCGCCAGATCTTGGACCGTTACTTCGGTCCCGGCAAGAACGATATGGCGGTCGACCAGTATGCACGCATCATCTTCGGTCAAACAAAGATCGAAGGTATCCGTCTCCGGTACATGGATCTGTCTCCGGAATCGGAGGATCCGCGTTTCCGTCCGTTTGGTATCTTCATTGGTGCCCTGCATACCGCTTGCCTGGAGAACATCGAGGCTCTGTACACGAAGTACTCGGTGCGGACGGTTATCGACTTCCTTGGCTATCTGTCACTAGTGGCTAACTATGCTACGAAACTGAGCGAGACGACGGTTGCCGCAAACAATGCAACCAAGGTCTACGCTGAACAAGGTGCGGATCCAAACTGGACACCGCCCCCGATGCCGATGGTTGCAGCCAAGATGAACAGCCCCGAAGGTGGCCTGTTGCCTCACCAGGCTCGCATTCGCAATATGCTGCGTGAGAGCCCGGATTCAGCTGTCCTCGCAGTGCCAGCCGGTGGCGGTAAATCGCCGATGGCAATCACTGACGTGCTGCAAGAGATCTCGCGTGGAAGCCAAGGGCCGTTCATCCTCATGTGCCCGTCGTTCCTGGTCGCGAACTACGTGTCGGAGATTGTTGAGTTTACGGATGGCAAGCTCAACTGCATTCCTGTCACGTCGTACAACATCCGTGTGACCGGCCTGCCACGCTACGAAGAGATTCTGCGTGCGGCTCCTGTCAACAGCGTGTTCGTGGTCGACTTCAACGTGGTGAAATACCGCCCCAAGAAGACCGTGTATGGCACTACATCAACGACCGTTTATCCTGTCGTTGAGATGCTGCGTCGATTCAAGCCCAAATACGTGCTGATCGACGAAGTCCACTTGATCAAGAATGCGAACTCTAGCCGCTACAAGGCGGTCATGAGCTTGGTGACTGACATCCCCAAGAAGCGAATTGCTTCGGGCACATTGAACCCCGACAGCCCCTCTGACCTGCCCGGTCAAGTCGCTGTGTTGGATCCCACGATCCTCGGTTCGCGCGAAGACTTCAACAGCAAGTACGGGGAAGAGATCCGCGGTGGTCGCGTCATGAAGTGGCGCACTACTGGACAGAACAGCCTGTCTGACGTGATGCACAACCTCAAGCAGAACGTCGTGTGGTGTCAGGCCAAGCGCAAGGAATGGGCATGCGCTCTTCCTCGCCGTATTGACCGCTTCATCCCGGTCAACTTCACGCCTGCTCAGCAGGCCGTTTACGAGGCCATCTTTGACGACATGGTTCAGTCGATCAAGAAGCACGCGGAGACCAACAAGGGTGCCAAGCTGCTGCTTGACAAGATGCAGGGCAAGAAGGCTTCCAAGGAGGAAGAAGACCAGTTCAGCGACATGGAAGAAGACCAGGCGCAGACGGACGGGGAAACCGATGAGGATCTGCTGGACGATGAAGGCGATCCGGGCCCAAGCCTGCAGCCGTACCTCGCGGACATCGAGCGGTTTGTCACCAATCCGATGTTCCACCCGTATGCCCGCAATGGTTTCATCAACACGCAGGGTGAGCATGTGCCACCTCTCACTGGTGAAGACCAGAAGTCTCCAAAGATCCTGAAACTGATCGAGCGCATGCACTCGAACTATCACGTTCTGGATCCGAGCTATCCGAAGACGCTGATCTTCGTGAACTATTCAGAGTCTGCTTCTGCAGTCTTTGATCAGATGCCCCCGGAATTGCAGGCGTGTGGCCTTCTGTACACCGCTGCCAACAAGACCGAGTTGGTCAACAAGTTCAAGACGGATCCGAAGATCCGCTGGATGGTTGGTATTCGGCAGAGCCTGGAAGTTGGTTTGAACCTTCAGGTTGCGAACGTGCTGGTGCGCTTGGACAACGTCTGGACCCCAGGTGAGCAAGAGCAGGGCGACTCCCGTATCGCACGTCCGTACTTCGGCCCCGGTGGCGACAAGCGACCTGAGCTGCAGTTCGACACGATTGTGATGAACCACACGATCGACGTGACCAAGGCTGCGCGTCTGCGTGCCAAGATCGTTGCGGTGGCGAAGTTCGAGAACACGACTGATCCGGCGTACCAAGCCATCGAGGACATACCAATCCTGCCACTTACCCTCGACGTGATTCGGACGCAGAACGACTTCAATACCAACTTGAAGGCGCACGCTATGTCTATGGCTCACCTGAACCAGGTGATTCAGGACGAGAACGAGTCCGAGAAGCGACGGATCCTGTCGGAAGGCGGGCTCAAGTTCACTCAGATCCCGCAGGCCCCGACTCCTCCAGGGTGTGGTCTTCTGTCGCGTGTCCCCTACGCGCAGGGTACTGAACTCTACAAGGCGTCTGAACTTGGCATGGTTCGTGTCGACAACTTCCTTGGCATGGACTTGGCCCCAGAAGGGGAAGACGATGAGACGACAGGTGAAGAGGAAGATGTTTCGACTGGGAATCCGCAGCTGGAAGCCATCATGGGCTTGCGTTGCCACACAGAACAGGGTGATGGTTACATCATAGGCGCTTCGGGTTCACCCACTCTGCGCCGTGTCCGGGTTATGTGTGACGATGGCACGACTATCGGCGTCAACGTTACGGCATCGTTCATCGTGACTCGTACCGAAACCAACGGTATCGACATGCGGAACAAGCTGGCCGAAGCCGCTGGTCTCGAGGTTACCGGAACCATCACTGTCCCTGCTGCCGCCTCCAAGGTTACGCGCGAGACAAAGAAGATGATTCGGGAACGTGAGGCGCGTGAGGAGGCAGAACGTCAAGCCAAGCGCAAGGCCGAGCGTGATGCCAAGAAGACTGAGAAGCCGCTGGTCGTAAACCTGCAGCTGAATCTGGTCAACGGCTTCATGCAAGTTGGTTTCGATCCGGAATCTAACCCGAAAGCTGCCAAGGCATTGGAAGCGATTGGCTTCGCTGCTAACCCGGCGTACTACTACACGCAGATCCGCACATTCAAGCAACTGATCGCTCAGGCTGAGAAGTGGGCTGCCGACGGTTTCGAGATCGGAACCAAGGTGGACAACGATACTTTCCAGATTCTGGCTCAGGAGTTTGCAAGCGGTGGTTTGCGTACTCACCGCGACTACGCTCGTGCCATGAACGCGGCCGCGTTCCGGAACTACATGCGCGTTGAATGGAAAGCCAACTCGGACAAGAAGCTGCTGAATCTGTTTGCGCTCATCACCGACGGTGGTATGCACAACGCGTTCAATCTGCGTCAAGCCGAGGCTCGCTCAGAGAAGCAAGGTGCCGAGGTTGCTCCCAACTACGGTGTCGCCTATCTGTGCATGCCTGCAGGTGGTGGACACCCTGGATCTCGTGCGGCTATCCAAGCGAAGTACAAGGTTCCGGGTACGAAGTGGCTGCTTGCATCTCCGATGCTGTCCAAGTTCGTTGGTAGCATTGCTGGGGTTCACAAGATCCTTGAGGAGATCCGTGCTGCTGGCATCAAGATCGGTAACATTGCCGAGCTGAATCAGCATGCGCGTTCAGTCAAGAAGATCACTCCACGTACGGACGATGAGAACGTTGTCTACAAGGATCTTCGTGAGAAGGACTTGCCGGTCGTCGATCCGACTGTCCGCAAGAAGCGCCCAATGGCTGTAGAGCCGAGCGCTGATGATGAGGAAGTGGCTGAACGGCCCGCCCGGAACAAGCGACCACAAGCTGTTCCGCCGCGTCCGAAGAGTCGCGAACCCGCTGTGAAGCCACGCGGCAACAACCGCAAAGTTGCAGTGAAACCCGCACGTCGTCGTGCTTAATCAATCGGGGGCCTTGCCCCCACAAGGAGAATCCATGAGCTTCGAATCCCTCAAGAAAGCGGCTGCCGCTGCAGGTTACAAGGTGCGTGAAACCGCTGATCTGGCGTACGACGAACTGCAGGAAGTCCGTGACTACCTGTACTTCAACGGAGTTCTGATCGGTGAAGAATTCCACCGATTTGAAGATTACGTCAAGGAGCACTTCGACGGTGTCGCTCCCGGCTCGAAGACAGAGCCTGTCATCATCGGCAAGGTTGAAACGACCACGACGGAATCCAAGACGGAATCCACTACAGTTCCGCAGGTGGCGATTCCTGAAGACCATGACGCGGCCGATACTGCCACGACACAGGCAAACATCGACGCTGCCAATGCCAAAGCTGCTGAAGCTGCTCTGACTGCCGCACGAGTCCTGGCCCAGGTTCAGCAAGAAGTGGCTGAGAAGGCTGAAGCTGAAAAGGCTGCAAGCGACGCTCTGTCGTCAGCTTCTGAGCAGTCTCCTGCTACTGAAGCTGCTCCGGCTGCTGAAGAAGCACAAGCACCCGTGACCGAAGCACCCGTGGCTGAAACCACTGAAGCTGACAAGGCCGCTTGATCATGGCACGCCTCGGTAACTACGGAGGCGCGTACGGAACGAACATGGGGACAGGCTCCGGCATTGTCCACACCCATGCTCCGTTCGGTCACGTGACCCTCACCGGTGAAACCGGACAAACGCGCTTGGTTCCAATCACTGCACTGTACCCGAAGTTCGATCAACTTTTCAAGGGTGTCTGGGTGCAGGCCATCGGTACGACAGCCGTCGCTATCGACTACACCCTGGCTGACGTCGATCTGGCCTTGAGCCCGGCCCAGAACAACATCTGGACCGGATCACAGAACATCACCGCGAGTTCTGGCATTGTGAACGTTGCTACCATGGCAACCGTTATACGAGTCAACTTCACGACTGGTGGTGTTCTCTATCTTGCAGGTGTCTAATGAAATACCCATCCGCTTATCTGGAATCAGGCACCGGCCCGTCCAGTGAAGCTGGTGCGACCCCTGTCGTCGCGGATAACGCGTTCGTCAACACCAAAATGTCAGTCGACTCACCGGCAACAACCGTCTCTGATTCGCCTGACATTCTGTCCAAGCTCGATTGGCAGAGTTGGCTTCCGTTCGCTGCGAAGACATATCACATCAGCCCTGATCCCAACGACTACATCCTGAAGCCGATGATCTTGATGCCTACCGATATCCCTAATCGGAACGGCATCTCATTCCCGCTGGCTGAGTTGGTGAAGTTCCAGCCGCCTCCTATGAACCGACAGGTTTACCGGAGTTGGGTTGGTACACCGATCCACATCGAGCACGACAACGAAGACTGCACTAAGGCCATCGGTGTTGTGATTGACACAGCTCTGCGCTGCATCAAGGGTTTCGGTGACGACAAGCACTGGAAAGTGTTTGGTCTGTTGGCAATCGACAAGACCAAAGATCCCAAGATCGCGCAGGAAGTGTTGGAAGGAAAGATCAACACTGGGTCCATGGGTTGCACTGCTGACTTCTTCTCGTGTAGCGTGTGTGGCGCACCTGCTACCAAGAATCGGTTCACGAACTGTTCGCACATCACAAGCACTGAAGCAGTCAACTGGAATCCGGTGACGTTCCGGGGTGAAGAACACATCGCGTTCTTGAACGCACACGATCTGAGCCCCATCGAGTTCAGCATCGTACGGGATCCTGCTTGGGCACCAGCGCTGTCTGATCTTCAGCTCAACTGGGGTGGTGACTGACATGGTGATTGGTGCTCGTCACGAGGCAAGATACAAGTTTGACAAAGACTTGGAATTGATTGACGGAGCACATGACGCTCTCGTTGACTGCATGAATCAAACGACGGAACTCAACGCAATCATTGCAGAACTGCTCAGCTGAAGAGCACAACAAAGCATCCCAAATGAATGGGATGCTTTTCTTTTGCCCATACTTTCTTACACCCCCTAATTTTATTTCGTGCTGTGTTTTACACCGCATATCCAACCGGGACAGCTAGTTTCAGTCTGACCGGTGGACTGATACAAGCTGTCCAAAAATCATTTAGGAGTGTCCATGACGAAACAACGAGTTCAGTCTTCCACTTCGACTCACTTTGCTCAAGGGCAAGAGAAGGTCAAAGTTGAAGATGCCGAATTCGGGGTGAAGAACTCCCAGGCCGGTGACATGCTGTTGAAGTATCCTGAGGATACCGAAGACCGCGTGAGCACCCACACCTCGGGCGACATTCACTTCGAGGGCGACAAGAAGCCCGTGAAGGCGGCTGCTGCGAAAGTGGCGGTTAAGAAAGTCTCAGCACAATCAATGCTGAAGGACGAAGAGCTGCCCACCGGCGGCAAGATCGCCGAGATCCCCAACGAGGAAGATCCCTCGAAGGGTTACCTGGAGCAGGAAGCTGGCATGCCAGTTATCCACAACGCCTCAGTGGAAGATGAAGATGCCCCCAAGGGCAACATCACCCCGGGTGACACCGTGGAAGCTGATTTCGAAGAAGTCGACGAGTTCGGCGACGACGATGAGCCCACCGAAGTGCACAGCGGCGAAGAGTTCGAAGGTGAAGAGTTCGTCGAGGACGAAGTTGACGCCGACGCTGAATTCGAGGACCTGGCCGACATGGAAGGTTTCCCCGAAGGAGAAGAGCACGAAGTCGCTGCAGACGAAGAACCTGAAGTGACCGTCGACGAAGCACCGCTGCCGTTCGACGAGCCGGCTCCGGACACGGAAGCTGTTGCACTCGCTGATGTGGACGGTATGGACGATGATGCTGAAGGCTGCGCCTTCGCTACCTTCGCCAACGTCGTGCACGTCGTCAAGGGCAATCGCATCATCGCTTCGATGACTCCGATGGCAGCTCGCAAGGCTGGCATGTCGGACGTGTATCTGACCGATCAGTTCCAAGACGTCGTCGCTCACACCATGGAAACTCGCGGTCTCCGCAAGGGTCTGGTGCAAAGTGGCTTCGTTCTGGCCAAGGTCAAGATCACTTCGTCGAAAGTTCAAGCGAAGGTCATCAACGCTCGCGTCGATGCCGCCCTGAAGACGAAGCTGGAAAGCGCTGCCAAGCAAGACAAGGCAATGGACCAAGCCCTGGCCATCGCTGCTGTCGGCATCAACCGCCGCTTCTTCAAGGACACCCCGAACGAACTGAAAGCCTCGCTCGAAACAGAACTGCAGCGCCTCGGCGTCCGTGGCGGTAGCAATCTGGTGCGTGCAGCTTTCGCCCAACACGGTGTGAGCTATGCTCGCGCTATCGTCACTCTGGCCAAGAAGCTGGCCGCGATGCCTGAAGAGCACCGCAATCAGTTCGCCGAAGCCCTCGACCTCACCGAGGACTCCGAGTTCGAAGCCCCGATGGACGATGAAGGTGAAGACCTTGACATCGAAGTGGAAGAAGCTCCTGAGCCGGTTCCCGCTTCGCTGCAAGCTGCTCTTCTGCGTCCTGCTCACCGCAATGTGGGCACCACTGTCAAGGCCTCTGCTGGCGCAATGTCAATCCTGACCGGCCAGCGTCCTCTCGTCTAAACACGGAGTCACCTAGGTCCGTTCACTTTTGTTTGTAGTTTCGGGGCGTGGGAGTAATTAACCCGCGTGTGCTGTATCACACAACGCCCACCAATGCTTCTCATACAGGAGAACCATGTTCCTCAACGTCACACGCTCAAGGGAGCGCGCTAGCCTCTCAGTGACGCCCACCAGACTAAACGGCATAAAGTCGTTCAATCTTAAGGGCGGCACTCGCGCAGTCTCGACCAAAACCGACAGTCCGTATTTTTATGTCATACGGCATAGGAAGTCGGGCAAGCTCTATCTCGGTGCCCGCTGGGCAAAGGGCGCAAACCCAACCATGTTTGGTGATACCTACAGGACATCTTCCCCTAAGGTGCATCGAATCGGGTTCGAGAACTTCGAGACGGTCTGTGTTGTAGCACGTGCTGATGCGCGTGAGTTTGAGGGGCGTATACTGCGTCAGCTGTTCGAAATACTGGGTAGCGACGAGTTCTGTAGATTACTTGTTAACCGACACATCTGTACCGGGTATATCCCGTCTGCAGAACAGAAGGCTGCTGTGTCCTCCGCAATGAAGGGTGTTTCTAAGACATTCGATCAGCGTGAGAAGATAAGCGCCTCTGTGCGGGAGGCTAACGGGCTAGATACTGAACGCGGTGCAAGCCTCCGAAAACGTAAGAGCGCAGCGTTGACGGGCAGATCTTTGTCGGATTCGCACTGTGTTGCATTGAGCACGGCCCTAACCGGACGCAAGCTCAGCGCTTCACATCGTGAGAATATCGCCAAGGCTCAGCTAGGAACAGTTAAAGGCCCACGTTCGGCTGAGACTAAGGAACGGATGAGTCGCGCGCATAAAGCTCGGCTTGATCCCAACACAGTCGAAGGCCGTGCATCGCGTAAGGCGCGTAGCGAAGCAACGAAGTTGTGGAAGCGCGTAGCCTGCTCGCACTGTGGTCTTGAATGTTCACCGACCAACCTCGTACGTTGGCACGGCGACAACTGCAAACATAAGTGAACTGGCTTAGGTGAGCCCTTGCTCCCATCTTCCTCTAAGGAGTCCATTGTGATTTATTTTCCTTTCTCCAAATTCGTTGACAGCAGCGAAGCTCTGGTTGCTCCCGGCGCTTCCATCACTGCTGAAGGTCAAGCCCTGGTTCGTGCCGGTGGCGCTCAATACAGTGGCGTTGCCCCTGGTGCCGTGACCGCTGGCCTCGTGTTCGCCGGCTTCGCTGTGCAAGGTACTTCGGCTGCTCCTCTGCAAGCTGCCTACGCTACCAAGGTCGAAACCTTCACCGTTCCTGGTTCCGGCATCGTGACCCTGGCTCAGACCCCTGTGTCTGGCCAAGTGTTCGTGTACGACGTGACCACCGCTACCGCAGTCGCTACCCCGACCGTGGTGAACAACACCATCTCCGGCCTGACCGCTGGCGACGTCGTGAACGTGACCTACAAGTACGCTCTGACTGTGGTGCAGGCGCGTGCTCTGCAAGGTGACGTGCAGCCCGGCGGCTACATCGGTTCCTACGTCGGCCAGACCGGTCTGGTCAAGCGCGGCGTCATCTACACCGACCAATTCGATTCGTCGGTGAACTGGATGGCTGCTACCTCGATCAAGCTGGCTGCCAACGGCCAAGTGACCGACCAGACCGGCACTGGTGTCGCCATCCCGGCCGCCATCATCGCCATCCCCGGCATCGACGTGCCTTACCTCGGTATCGAGTTCAGCGCAGTCTGATAACACCGTCCGCTGAACAAGGAGAAATTCAACATGCGTAACAAAGTCCAAATCCGCGCTTCCAAGCAACCGGTGATCAGCTCGATGGCTGACCTGCGTCCCATCGGCGGCGGCGACAAGCTCGTCGCCCAGTACGGTGGCACCGAACTGAACGCTTCCGACAAGCGTGACCTGCTGAACCAGCAATCTCGTTTCCTGCAAGCCGCTTCGCAAGGCAACATGCTGCAACTGACCGGCGAAGAGTCGCGTGAGCTGCTGCAAGCCGCCTTCAACGACAAGGAAGCTCACCGCCTCCTGGCCGAGAAGATCAGCGACGCTCTGTACATCACCGCGAACCGTCAAGGTTTCATGCGCAAGTACCTGGCCAAGATCGACGTGCAACAAGGTTCGATCCCCCGCTTCCCGGTTCGCACCAAGAACGTGACCGCCGTGTGGAGCACCAGCCCCACCAAGGTTGAGTCGCAGATCACCCGCGACAAGTGGCTGACCCCGCCTGAAATGCAAGTGGTCGCCCGTCCGTTCATCCCACAAGTCGAGCTGAACCAGTCGAGCGGCGACGTGCTGCAAGAGAAGTACATCGAGGCCGTGGAAGCTACCATGGTCGCCGAAGACAAGCTGTGGTACAACCAAGTGCAATCCGTGGTCGGCGTCGACAACAACCTGACCATCGTGTCGGGCCAGTTGACCCCCTACAGCCTGATGACCGTCGCCACCAACGTGACCCGCTGGGGCCTGAAGGGCGCTCACCTGCTGGCCGCTTCCGATCTGTGGCAAGACATCATCGGCAACAGCGACTTCTTCACCGCCATCGACCCCGTGGCTCGCCACGAGCTGCTGCTGACCGGTGAACTGGGCACGCTGTACGGCATGACCATCACGTCCGACGCTTACCGTCACCCGGAACACAAGGTTCTGGGCCAAGGCGAGTTCTACGTGATCGCCGACGCTCTGAACCACGGTGCCTACTCGGATCGCGGTGGCCTGCAATCGGTTCCGACCGACATCAGCCAAGAGAAGATCCCGGGCCGTGGCTTCGTGGTTCACGAATCGCTGGCCGTGTCGGTTGCCAACAGCCGCTCGATCGCCAAGGGCATCAGGGTCTGACGACTTTCTGGGGGTTTCGGCCCCCAGGAATGAAAGGAAAACTACATGCAATACAACCGCACTCTCGATTACACGGTGCTGGCTCTCGACAGTCTGGTCAACGGCAAGCCCGTTCTGGCTGCTCGTCTGCTGGCCAAGGCTGCCGAACAGTCTGACGTTCACGCTGCCATCAAGATCCTGGAGCACTCCAACAAGACCGCCCACGCTGCCATGGTGCAGGCAAGCGCTGCCAAGCGCCTGCAGGCTTCTGAGGAATGCCCGGACGGCGAGGTTTGCGAGGCTGACGCTGAGGACGGCGACCCCCTCGACGAGATCGACGACGAAGTTGTCGAACCCGAAGTTGAGGTGGACGTCGAAGAACCCGCGCCTGAAGTCCCCGCCAAGACCATGGCCGCCGTGCTGAGCCGCATGGTTCGTAAGGACCTGAAGAAGTGATGCACCGGAAGGGGAGGGAGGTTTCCCTCCCCTTTTATTTTGGCCAGTAGGTCTTCGGAGAGCTAAGTGGAAATTCAACCAGTTGATACCTTCGTTCGGGAGGGCTTCGCCGAGAAGATGACCGAGCAGTTCCGAGCACCGGCCATGTTCGTTACGTCACCGGACGCAATTCAGAACCTGAAGATTGCCATAGGCAATAAGACCCCTCGCTACCCCTACATATTCATAAGACAGCAGTCAGTCAGCGACAACCCAGATTCATACGTCACCCATCGCCTAGTTCGTGAGGGCCTAGCAGTCCAGTACAGCAAGAACCAGTACGAGATGGTTCGGTTGTTACCAGCGAACTTCGTGGTCGAGGTGACCTTCGTTACCAACAAGCACTCAGGTGTAGGACCCGACTCGGTTGACGGTTTCATACGCCGTGCCATGTTCGCTAGACGCAACGGCTCGCTGTCTTTCAAGATCGACTACGGGATGGCTACGTTCCCCATCACCTACACAATCGACAACACGCTGAACACACCTGCGCGTGAGAATCCCGCGGATCTTGAGGCCGTATATCAGGTTGTGATGAACGTCACAATCCACGGGTACGTATCCGAGCCAATGACAGGGACTAGGGGTCGAATTCAACAGGTGGTCGTCGGTTCTCAGACCACAACGCCGGGCGTGATCAATAACCAGCAGTTCAAGCCATTCGCAGAATGACCGGACTGAAACACTTCAAGAGGTACCATGAGCACCGTCATAAACATGAACAACCACGCGGTATCCATCAAGCTCGTCAAGTTGGCGGCGGATGGCACTGTGTTGGAAACGGACCACATCACGGTCATGCCGAAGCGGAAGGTTGAACTGCCTCCGGGGTTTGAGGTCAACACCAACTGGGCTTCGAAGAATCCCAAGGTTCTCATTGATTCGAAGGAGTCTGCATAATGGTCCAGATCGTCAAACGGGCATCGGACGTCCGCACTACGGAGATCAACCTGAGTCAAGTGATCGCCAGTGCTGGAGGTACGGTAGCCGCCCTACCAATCATCTCCAAGAAGGGACGCACGATCCCGCTGCTCTTCACGAATTCAACCGACTTCGTGAACGAATACGGTGATTCCGACCCGACCGTCTCGATGACTGTGCAGTCGGGCAAGAACTACTTCACTAACGGCAGCCAGCTTTGGTCTCTGCGCATCGTGGGTACAGGTGCCACCTACGCGGGTCTCCTCCTGTACACGGATTCTGCTGGTGTTCCTGCCTTCATGAACGTGCAATTCTCGGACCCGACCACTGTGGACCCGTCGTCCTTCGTGACTGGGACCCAGAAGGCCGTCGCCTTGTTCTACGGACTGCAAGGCCCGGGCAGCTATGTTGACACGTATTCGCTGTCCATCGCAACGACTGGTGTCACCCAGCCTACCGGACTTGCTGCTACCTCAAGCATCACAGGCGGCAGCCTCGGTACTTCCACCTACACCTACATGGTGAGTGCGATGGCGCTGAATGGCGAGAGTCTGGCTTCGGTTCCCGCAACGATCACCATCTCGTCGGGCACTACCAACTCGGTTTCTCTGACCTGGAATCCGGTCCCCGGTGCGGTCGGCTACCGTGTGTATGGACGGACAACTGGATCGAGCTTCGGTCTTCTGGACACTGTCGGTGCAACCACCTACAGATTCGTGGACACCGGAAGCCTGACCCCCGATGTGGCAATCCAGCCCATCACCAACGGAGCCAACGCCTACACCACCGGAGTGTTCACGGTTTACGTCTGGGACAACTCGCAGCCGAACAGTACCTATCTCGAGAGCTGGGACTGCACACTGACGAGCAACACCGATAGCTCGGGGACACAGACTGAGTTGGAAAATCGGATCAACCCGTTCTCTAGCTACATTCAGGTGATCAACAACACCGCTTCGCTGCCTTCGGTTCCGGCCATCTCGTCTGTTGCAAAATCAGCTTTCACTGGTGGCAGCTCTGGTGCGGCCGTGACCTCTGGTCAGATTGTTTCGGCGATGCAGGTGTTCAAGAACAGCCAGCTCTATCCGATCAACATCGTCATCAACGGCGGCATCGCAGATGCGACTTATGGTCAGAACATTGACACCCTGGTGAAGAATCGTGGTGACTGCGTGTCGCTGCTCGACACCCCGTCTACGAGCCAGAAGTATCAGGCGGCAGCTGACTACCGGAACCTGACTCTCAACCTCCACAGCACGTACTCCGCGCTCTTCTGCCCTGACCTGTTGATCACAGATCTGGTGAACGGTCAACAGACTTACGTTCCTCCCAGTGGCATGGTCGCCTCGCTCTGTGCGCTTACCGATGCACAGGCTAACCCGGCGTACTCCATCGCGGGTCTGAATCGTGGTATCGTGAACGTCCTCAAGCAGCGGTACGAGTACGACGACGGTCAGGCTACCACGCTGTTCAACGCACAGGTCAACTACTTCCGAACCTTCGTGGGTCAAGGTGTTGCGCTGTGGGAACAGCAGACCTTGAGTGGGGAATACAGCGCACTCAGCTGGCTGAGCGTCCGTCGCATCACCTGCACGCTCAAGACTGCTCTGTACAAGTACCTTCTGTACTCGCTGCAAGAGCAGAACACAGACTCGGTGCGTCGTTCCATCGTCAATAGCTGCGGTGCCTACCTCGACACGCTGGTCAATGCCAGTGCGTTGAATTCGTATCAAGTTGTGTGCGATAAGTCCAACAATCCGCCGGCTGCGGCCAACGCGGGCATCCTGGTTGTGACCGTCATCTTGGTCCCGGTCATTCCCATCCACGAGATCCAACTGCAGGTTGCGATTTCCAAGCAGGGTGTGTCGTTCACCGAGGTGCTGTCGCAGATCGCGGGGCAGTCCGCTAATGCCTAACCTCGAAGCCAAGGCGCGGCTCACAGCCCGTAGTGACGCGGACATGATCGAGGAAGAAGTACGGGGCCATCGCAATTTCAAACCTGTGATGGCCCTGGCGGAAAAACTCCTCACCGCACAACACAACCTCAAGGCCAAGGCTATGGGGTTCGATCGTCAACAACGAGAGGCCCTGGCTAAGATACTGAGGGACGAAGTCGGGGTTGACGTGGCGCAGCTCATCAAATAAAGGACTCATCATGGCACGAACTTCCATGTCAGACGTTCTGCAGCTTGCGGATGCAGCGCAAGGGTGGAACTTTGACCTCTTCCTTCCGGCTATCCCCGGGAGCAGTTCCAACTCCAAACAGTTGTCAATCAAATGCAAGACCTCGGAGATCCCGGGATTCAGCATTGACCCAGTGGACATTTCTCTCCACGGTGTGCGGAAGAACGAAGCTGGGCGGGCGACCTACCAGCATACGTTCAGCTGCACGTTCATGGAGACGATTGACTACCAGACCTACCTGGACTTCCGCAACTGGCGTCGTTACACTCGTGACTGGAAAGGCAACACCGGCACGAACAGCAGCCAGTACAAGGTGAACTTGGAGCTGGATCTCTACGACAACGCTGGCAACATCGGTCAGACGATCATCATCGCTGGCGCATGGCCCCAGGACATCACCAACGTCCAGCTCGACGGTAGCCAGTCTTCTGTCGTTGACTTCCAGGTCACGTTCAGCTTCGACTACCTTTCCGACAGCTCTGGCTGGTAAGCACTAGGGGCTTCGGCCCCTCAAGGACTCTGAGATGACGACTATTAAAGAGCGCCACGAACTGCTATCCACCGACAAGAGCGACCGGTATTTCGACGAGGTACACACAGCCATATGCGACCCGGACGATAAAGATGCCCAAGAGCTTTCTAGTCAGCGCCTGCTAGCAAAGCAGCGTCTGCTTTGCTCAGCAGCATCTGACGTCTCGTACGAAGCCTACTGCAGCGCCATAGAAGCCTCTTTCCGGGGTGGTGAAGAGATCAATGCTTTGTTTGGACTCAGCGGCATAGGCCCCCTCAAGTCCCTCATGAAGGACCTCAAGGAAATTGCAGGTCATCTGAAGGATGCTGGGTCTGGTGCTATCGACGCAGTTATAAAAGCCTTCAAGGAGAAGAGTGTGTTCGCGCTTTTGAAGGGCGTTGGGTTTAGTTTGAAGAAGCTTCTTCAGGCTATCAGCGCCGCATCGAAAGTGCCTAGCAACGCGCTTCAAGCCTTCATGGAGGACGTTGTCACTGTGTTCGGCTCAATCCCAGCCATCAAGAAGATGGACGTGAAAGAGCGGGTTCACAAGGTCGAGGAACTTCTGAAGAAGCACAAGGCCATTGCCCACATAAGCGGCATCGCCCTGGCGGGCTTCCTCATCTGGATGTACCTGAATTCTGGGACGGTCGGCAACCCGGGCAAGGATCTGGACCTCATAGATGCAGTCATTGCCTGCATCTCTGGTAACTTCGATCTGGTGGAGATGTTCACTTCCCCTGCAGCCCTGCATGCACTTGCGTGTCTGGTGTTCGGGTTGACTGGTATCTCACTCACGGATTACGGGTTCTCCAAGGTCCATGAGATGTTCAGCTGGATTAGCAACGACGGCTACAACCTGCTCCTGGCACTGTTCTTCAAGGGTGCACGGAAGCTCGGTGAGCATGTCAACATGGATCAGGTGCCGAAGGCTTTGAAGTCTAACAATTTGATTGTAGACAGATCAGGGCGTAGGCACGGGAAGAATCAGGACTGGTTCGACCGCAAGGCCCATGAGGACAAACACGAGTACGCGGAATTGGTTGATACCAAGTTCGTGGATCCCACTCGACTGATAGCACCAGATTAAGCGAGCGTCTGCCGCTGGCGGGAAACCGCAATTCCACTACCTACAAGGTTCTCATACTCAAGGATAAACTATGAAGATCGAAATCGAACGCATCAACGCCAACACCGTCAACTTGGTCGACTATCAACTGAAGTCCGACTCGCTGGCAAAGGTCCTGGTGTCTTTCACTGGCAACATGACTGCTGAGCAACTGACTGACAAGCTGTGCGCAAAACTGCAGAATGCAGCTACCCCGATCCGTCATTCGTTCAAGCAAGTGAAGCCCGGCTTGGCTGTCGGTTTCCTGCGCGCGAATCGCGCCGTGGTTGCCATGCCCACCCGCGACAAGCTGAGCGCCAAGTATCGCCTCATGGCTTCCAACATCTACATGGACAACGACGACAAGTCCCTGTGGGAAGTCAAGAGCGGCAGCACCGGCAAGTATCTGGCTCGTCACGACCAAGAAGATCTGTCCGCTCTGGTCGCTGCCACTGTTCAGCGCCGGTCCGACCTACCCGGCCTCCGCCACCTGACCATCGCCCACGCTGCCAAGAATGAACTGGTGGCTTTCGTGGCTGAGGACGGCTCCATGGACTACGGCTTTGCGATGCAAGGCAACGACCGTCAGGTCAAGGTCATGTCCTACAGCCGCTACACCCCAATGGTCGTGGATTACGACAACGTCGTTTCGATGAACGCGGTGAAGCTCAGTGCGGCTGTCGACAAGGAAGTGCGCGCTTCGCTGACCCCCGAAGAAAAGAAGAATGAGATCGAGTACTGGAAGAAGCTGTACTCGTGGTCTGGTGAGTACATCGACAAGCTCATCGAGTACGTGAACCAAGGCACGGTCATGTAAGGTTTGGTGTGGGATTTTCCGCAGGATAAAACATCCGACGCCAAACGGATGCCTGCGGGCTTTTTTCCTACCTATTCTTTTGCCGACACGCAGATTCGTGGCTGCGTATGGCGTTTACTGCTACGAGACGTCCGCAGTGTTTGCACGGTTTCTTTGGCCAAGGCCCTTGCCTACCTTTGCTCCTCACTCTAGAGGCCAACGACTCTGGTGTAACGTCAGGATTTGCCGAGCAGTTATCTCCGTGGTACTGTGCGTAGTTGCCTGGATCAAATGCCCGCCCACAGTGCTTGCACGTAGTTCGGGGTATTGCTCTTAGAGTGGCCGAAGCTCGAGCTCTTTTGTCAGGATCTCTGTTTGCTATTGTGAGAGCGCGCCTCCCTGCCATAGATCGCGGCTTGGCCGCGTTAGGCTTCGGTACTCCCCTCTGAGCAGCCGAGTTCCTGGCGTTGTGTATCGCTGTCTTAGGGATACCCCTGTTTGCCTTGCTGATCTTGCGGAGAGCTGATTTTGGCATGGGGCCTCCGTTACCTCCAAGTGCAATGTTTAAACATTGATACTTCGGGATTGACCGGGCTGCTTCTATAAGGGACATCTCTGCAAAGTCCAGTTCATCCTGGCTATAGCACCACATAAGCCTTCGGGTGCGTCGCAGCGCTTCCGGATACTTCGCTAGGAACCTCCGCAGTCTTAGCCCTGAGCCTCGGTAGGTAACATCGAATTCGGTAGCCACATGCTTGCCAACATACACGAGCGTTTCGTCGGTCTCCGGGTGCCTTAGATACGTGGCGTACACGTAACCAACTCTATTAGACCTAGTCCTAGGTTGACAGTAACTTCTTCTGTTGTAGCGAGACTCTGCTGTTTCGTACATTAGAACTCCTAAGGATAACAAACCCCGTATTTACCGTATTGGGGGATCAACATATGCTCCTAGCCTACTACAACCCATTCTTCCTGTCATGGCTCTTGCTGGCCATGGCCCTTTCGTGAGGACGCAATGAAAATCGAAGCAAAACAACGACTGGTCACCGCCAACTGGCAGGATGATCTTCACGAGATCAAGAATCCGAACATCGTGAATCTGGTCAAGAAACTGGGTACACGCGTGAAAATCATTGATCTGCTCACCGACGGTTACGACGGCAGCGGCTGCGAAGTTCACATCAAGGCGGACACCAAGTTCGCGGGTTCTTACGAGCCCGCTATCAGCGGTAAGCTGCTGACTGCTATCGGTGGAACGCTGCTGGCTCTTGGTAAAAACCTTGACATCTCATTCGGCGTGTCCCCCAACGATTCCGATGAATACATCCTCGTGATTGCGGGGTGACGACCATGAAAGTGAAAGCAGCGTATCGCCTGCTTTCTTCCGATTGGTTTCACGCTATGTCCCCGGAGCACCAGAGGCAGTATCTGGAGGAGCATCCGGGGTCAAAGTACGCTGACCAAGTAAAGACTGCCCCTGAAGAAAAGCCCACAACTGAGCCTCAGGAGAAGATGCACCCAGCCGAGGCAAAGAAGGCACACGCCATCTTGCACCATGCGAAGGAAGCATTGACTTCTAGGTTCAGTAAGAAGCTTGACACGATTCGCAACGCGAAGTCCGCGCTTGGGGCCATAGTCAAAAAGGAAGAACTGACGCCGGAGCATAAAGAGGCGTTGACCACAGTCGCAAACACTGTGGTCAACACGGCCATCGACTTTATGCCTGGTGGAAAGCTCGCTAAGAGTTTCGCTCGTGTTGGCTTTGCCCTGGCTATGGGTGCCATCATGTCGCTTCGTGGCAACAAGGATCAGGCTCAGGATTACGGCAAGGCTATTGTCGGGAATATCTTGGGTGCCCTTGAGGGCCACGCACGTTCACACATCACAAGTCGCGCATCCCAGTCTATCATCGAAGTAGAGTCGAGTGGTAAGGATGCAAAGGCCCAGAAGGGCACGGAGAAGGATATGAAGATTGAAGCGAAGGCCCGCCTGTTGGCTACCGAAGAACAGCTGACTCCCAAGCAGGAACAGCTCGATGTCAACCACAACGGCAAGATCGACTCTGACGATCTGAAGAAGCTCCGTGAGGGTGAGGAGAAGCCGAACCCCCTGAAGAGCAAGAAGGCTTGACACTCTTCACAAAAGAAAAGGACGTACCGAAATTGGTACGTCCTTTTTCATTGCGACTTGCTTTTCATAAGTCGTGGGTTCCACTGTATCAGAAGTTCCTCCGTAATGGTGTCGATGCAGTAAGCCTCGACCTCATCCGACCCCAGGTTACCCATTCGCCGCTCGAACGCCTGCCAGACATGAGTGGCTTCGTGCCCTAGATCGGTGACTATGTCCACTACCCTGTTGTGTGGGCGCTCGGGGTTCAGCCACACAACCGAGCACAGATGACCATATTCACCGGTGAAGCTGTGGGTACTCGCAGCAGGCTTGTCCACCCCTTCCCTAGCAAATTCTGGGTGTGCCTCTCCACCCGCAGCACGCATGGCCTTCTCGTAGCAACGTCGGTTGTTGACAAGGATGACAGACACACCGTGTCCGCACACCAGGGATAAGAACTGGAAGTGTCTGTTCATACTGATTTCCTGTCAAAGATCTGTTGCATAGTTCTTCAGGGGCTTCTTTGAAGCACCCTTCTTGTCTGGGGTCCCAACATCGCCGACCTCAGGTGGGAGTGCATCAACTGAAACAACCCGCATGTGCGCCCACTCGAATCCAACCTCGAACGGGAAGGATCGGCTGTTACGCGCTTTCGGCTGCTCGATCTTGATGCGGCCAATAGGCTTCTCTCGCTCCTCCTGTGGTGTGACCCAGATCCACGACGCGTTGCTGTGTTCCGATATGGCTCGTGCATACCGTATCTTGCCGTCTTCGTTCACCTGACAGAGCATGACTACGACTCTTCGTGTGGAACCGGCGTGGACCTTACCCTTGCGGGCGATTGAACCAAGCTGTTGCCAGCTGTCGTCACCATCAGTACCAGCAAGAAGGCTGATGTAGTCGACAATGATGACGTCGGTGTCCACTGTATGGAGCGCTGTGAACACGTCTTCGATCGACACTTCACCATCAGGCTTGAAGATCGAAAGGCGACCACCACGCTTCTTGACCTTGCGCACCCAGCGTTCGTAGACCTCGAACGCCTTGTCTCGTTCCCCAGTAGCCAGCTTGTGCTGAATGATGAGCGTCGAATCCAGGCCCGCCAAGTTGGCAATGATACGGGCCAGCATTTCCTGCTCGGTCATTTCCAGTGGCACCAGCGTGACCTTGTAGCCACGTTCTGCCATGTTGATGGCTAGCTGTGTGGCTCCTAGAAGCGACTTACCACCACCGGACGATGCACCAATAGTCACGAGGCTCCCCCGTAGGAACCCGCCGCTTTCCTCGTCGTACTCGCGGATACCAGTTGGTATCACGTCGTCTGTTTCGTCGTTGTAGAGCAGTTCCTTGACTGCGGCAGTGCTTGAGTTGTTCTTGCCCAAATGGGTGAACGCGCTTTTCGCTGCCTGTGTGGTGCGGATCTCAGTGAGCCGAGTCGAGAAGTCCTCAAGCATCTCATCCATGACCACCCGGCCGTCGTCAAGGCGGCGTTGGATTTCGACACCAAGCTCGTAAATACCGCGTAGCTGACGGTAGCGATTCAGGATCTTCAGCGTTGACTTGGCCTCGTCCACCGATGTGATGGACGCTACACTGTCCCTGAAGTGCACCCGTGCACTCCGATCAATAGCGGGGTCTTCGATGATGTTCCTAAACGTCGGTACCTCACCGGTCTCCGCCATGTAGGACTTGATGAACCTGTAGATTTTCTTGGATTGGTCAGACTCGAAGTAGGTCTCGTTGCATCCTGCCAGCAGCATGCCCGCGATCTTCTTGTTCTTGTGCACCATCCCACGGAGAACCTGCAACTCCGTTTTCGGCGAAACTATCTTAACGGACATCCTTAAATCACCTCTTGAACTGCTGTGAACGTTTTGGCCGTGAAGTATGCTAGCGCATGGCACGGCACATGAATTCTGGCTGCGAAACTAATCGGGTCTTCACCAGCCACCACCAGCACCGTTGGGATGCGTGGGAATTGGGCTAGGGTGTCCCGCACCTTTTCATATTTAAGGTTCGACGACAGGGGAGACAGGTTGTGCATGACTAGCATGGTCGGGGTGCTGCCTCCGGGTTTCAGCACCGGGTCGAAGTTCCCAAGAACAGGCACACACAACGGGTTCGCAAACCTCACAGCCCGCTTGTGAACCTCCATGAGGTAGAAGGCGTAGTAGAGGGCCTCCGCGTCGTCTGGATTACCCGCGACAACGTAGGTGAGGGGCTGGCGCGGATTTTCTTCGAACGCCTGCCTGCCCTCCTCTATGACCGTCTCCTCGATTATTCGCGACTTCAGCTTGGGGTTCTCAAGAACGAACGCCTTGGGTTCCCACCTAATGGGCCTCAGGTTTGGTGGCATAGAAGCCACCAATCCCTTATCTGTGACCACAATCCTTGGTGCTTTCTTAAGCGTCATAGGTCAAACTTTTGCACATTGGAAGAAGACGAAGAGAAGTATTGCATGAGCATTCGCTTCGTTTGGTCGGATATGATCGGGTTGAACACTGGGGCCATGGCCTGGAACCACTCTGCACGCATGCAGGACTTCCTTACGCCGACGTCATCGAGGAAGTAGCGTATGCATGGCTTCGGCTTGTTCTTCATTGGCGTAAGGACCCGCGCGAACCGCTGCTGAGCATTAGGCATGTTGCTGCTCAGTACGCACTCATACAGCATGGAGGCTCGTGGAATGTTGATGCCGACACTCAGCACCTTCTGTGTCCCGACCAACACCTTGATCTTGTAGTTCCGGGCAGCTTCGATATAGCGATCTCGGTCTGCCTTCTTAAGACCACCGCTAAACTCGTAGGCCAGCTTCTTTCCAGCTAGCTCATTGATGCGCCTGATCAGAGTCTTAACAGGCTTCACCTGCGCCATCGGGATGAGGATCATGTGCCCTTCGGCAACGTCCCGCAACGCCTGTTTCGCAATGTCGTCGATGCGCTTCTTGTCATTCTCAAGAGCAGACACCATTCTGGTCCACAGGACTTGGCCCTTGTAGACCTTGGAGTATCGGGTCTTCGTCAGCTTGATTGTAGGGCGTTCACGCTCCACCTTCATCTCGTGGAAGACCTTCCCGAGGATGTTGTCGACCAGCGTGTACTTGCCGTCTTTGCGGTCAGGTGTGCCTGAGAAGCCGATGGCGCATGCTGAGTTGAGCTTGGCCAGTATGCCCGCGTATTTGTCGGCAGCGGATGTATGGACCTCGTCGATTAGAATAGCCCCGAACATGCTTCGGATCTTCGCAAGGATCTTCTCACCACCTTCAGAGTAGAAGGTCTGGATCGTTGCTAGGCAGATGTCGTGGTCCTTGAAGTCTTGCAGTGTCTTGCACAGCTTGATGCGGGTCGGGTCCAGGTTGGTCAGCGCAGCTTGGGTCTTCGACCCGATGAAGGTTTCCTTGAACCCCATGAGCCAGTCGCGCTGCGATGCCAAGATCAATGTCTTCTGACCAAGCTCACAGACAAAAGCCGTTCCCATCACTGTCTTGCCGCTGCGGGGCGGTGCTTCGAGTACCCCACGGCGCATGCGATGCATAGCGTCGATGCATTCACGCTGACCTTCTCGGAACTCGCCAGTGAACTTGATCTTTCGTTTCAGCGGCCGATCAGGGGACTTGTCGATCAGTTTCGTGATCGAAAGGTTCAGGTCACGCAACACTTGGAAGCCACTCCCTACTGGGATCTTCATGAAGCGGCGTTCGTTGATCTTGATGCTGCGTGCTAGCTTGTAGCTCCCCTTGTAGTTGGCGCAGCGCTCGCAGACATCGGACACCCGTTCTGCAAAGAAGTCGCACTCTTCACAGAGCTTCTCCTTACCGAAGAAGTGGAACGTCAGCTTGTCCTTTATGGCTTCCTGCTGTTTCGGGGTTATGTCCTTGATAGGTATGTAGAGCGCTTCTCGACGTATGACTTTCACAAGGTGGCACCTTTCTTTTCGGTCAGCAGCTTCAGGCATTCGATAACACCCTTGAGCTGGAAGTTCGCCTGGTCTATGTCCTTGATGAGCGTGTCGAGCATAGAAATCAGTTGGGATATTTCCTCGATCGTTTCACGCGGTACACGCAGCACCCGGTCCACGAAAGCATTGCGGTCAGCTACGGTGCCGAACTCGCGCAGGTCGTCCGCGTACTCGGTCCTGATGTACTTGGCGATGTTGCCGGTCGCCTCGACTATGAAGCTCAATCGCTTGTCGTGGGTCACGCGGATCTCGACCAGTCGGGCTCTTGCCCGGAGGTCGTCGTAGGAAGCGTCGATCAACTTCTTCGCGCTGTACCTGTCGTTGCCCACCAGCATACGACTTGTCCGCCCAGTGTGCAGGCTCAGCGCCTCCATGATTGACTTGTCGATGTCAAGGTGGCTCACTGCAGATGTGTAGACCTTCTTGAACTTCACGTAGTTGGCATCTGCCCGTATTTCTTTGATAAGACTTGACATCACTGCCCCTGTAAGATCTCGGTTAGCTGCTGATTAACGTCTGGACTTACCACTATGACGCCGCACCCAGTCACGTCGAAGACTATGACCTCCGGGTGCCGCAGCAGGACTGAGCTTGAAGTTGCTTTCCCACGCTTCGACTCTTGGTAGGCCATCAGCACCCCACCCTGATTCTTTGTGCTGAACCCCGAGTAGAACCAAAAGCCCACACGGTCGTCACCACGCATGAGCTCATACATCTGCAGTATGTTGTTCATCTGTAGCTCTGTCCCTAGGTAGTAGTCGCCTGCGGGACAGTCCCTGTTCAGCACAGCATGACCCCGGTTTAACTCGTAGAACAACCCACGGCTGAACGGGATCCTGGCTTTCATGACCTTCGGGGCGTTCATTGGTTCTGCCCTATCACGATTGCACCGACGCTGGATCCGATGGACAAGAAGTCCGACCCTACGACGTTCAGATTAACTGAAGACCCCTGAACCTTGCCGACCGCTTCAGCGAAGAACTCGAAGTCGACCTTGAACTCGGGTGCTGGCATATCATGAGTGACTGCACCAATGGTGCTTTGAATGCTGAGGGTCTTCCCGTTCGAGACGATCTCAGCTCGATCCTTACCCGTGATGGCACGGGCGTTGTCGAAGAACCGTTGCAGTGTGCCTCGGTCCAGTGCCCCAATCTGACCTTTCTGCTTTGCCATCTCACGGGACTTCTCAATCACCTCATCGAGGCTCGAGAGTGTGTCGTCCACCGGTGTGTTGATGATGACCTGCGCTGTCTTTGTCGTGACCGCGAGGCGGCCCTTAGAAGTTGCGACTCGCAGCGAATGGCCCTTCAGCGCATCTAGCACAGCGACCATAGTGTCCGTTGGCGCAACACACTCGAAGTCCCCACCTTCCTTGATAGTTCCCCAGCTCACGCGGTTGTCGTCGTAGCTGCACACGAACCCTGAATTCTTGCGCAGTCGGATACCGATGGGTATCCAGGAAGTCAACATCGTAGTCGGCTTCAAAGCCACGGCCTTGACCGCCCCAAGAAGAGTAGCCGCCGTTTCGGCGCTGAGCTCCCATTCCTGCTCTTCTTCAGCCTTTGAGACGCCCTCGATATCCGGGGTGTCAACAGTAGGAAGGGTGATCACGCTCCCCTTTGCCTTCAGTGTCACGACCGCGTTGGCAACGGTCATGGAGATAGTCGTGTGACCCTTGGTAGCATCCCGCAGTGAAGCCAGGACAATGCCGAACTCGACAGCCTCACCTTCAATGGAATCGAACTGGACACGCACAACCGATTGGCTGGTATCTGACGCTGACCGTATGGTCAGCTTCTTGGTTCCATCGTATGAGATGGCGACCACCCCGTCCTCCCCTGGTGCTGCGAGCTTCTGGGTTATGTCGAGGGCATGGGCCAGTGCGGAGACTTTTATGATAGCTTTCATACTGAGACCTGATGTGGGTGAAAAGAAAAACGCTCACCCCTTATTTACCGTATGCCGGTGGGAGTGAGCGTGTGGCCGCTTAGGCAATCGTCAGGTTCAGGGTCACCAAGGCCGTCGTGTTGGCCTCCGTTGTGATGGTGAAGGTGAACACGTAGAGACCAGGCGTCAACAGGTCAGGCTCGATCAGGCGAATGATTCGGAGCGTGTCGTAGACGGGGCCGTTGGGTGTAGCGACCGGCTGGCCCAGTGTTGACGCGGCGAACGGCGTATGGCCCCCGATTGCTGCAGGCACCGAGGTCGTAGTGATACGGATCGGTACAGCGTTGGAGTTCTGTGTGAACAGAGTGACCCACGGGATGTCGAAGAACGCACATCCGCCGTTGATCATTTCGTAGGCGATGGATGCGCCCCATGTAACTGCGATCGGTGTTGTCACGGATGGTGCTCCAGGTGCGGCCGGTGCCGAGGCTCCAGGTTGAACCATGTTTTGGAATTTCAGGGCGTTCATAACGATGCCCCCGCCGTGATTGAGGCGTGCACCCTCCGTCGGCAGACTCCACCAACGATAGTAGCCTTGGCCCGGTTGCAGCAGATTCACGGAAGCCCACGGCTGTGTGTCCCAGCGCGTTTTGACCGAGAACACAGCCGCCATGAACTGGAACTTGTTGTTGCCGACTCCGGTGTCGACGGTCACCGACTTGATTGGCACGGTCACGTCAGATAGCGCGAACGTGGTCTCAGAGCCGTTGAACGTTGTGGTAGCGATCGGGTACCATCCGATGACCACCCCATCATCCTTCATAGCGAGCAGGATGTTTTGCTTGCTAGGGGAAGTCAGTGGCAAGCCGTACTTTGTTGACATGTGATTACTCCTTATTGAACTGTGACCCGAACGGCCTGCACCTCAGTCAGGTTGCAGGTTATACCGCAGACACAGACCCCGCCTGTGGGGTCGACCGAGGTTACTGGTTGAAATTCCGATGTGACGCTGCCATCAGCGACTGATGTCACCGTGCATACGTATCGGTTGTAGATGGTAAGGCCCGCCGGAATGGGCGAGCTCCCATGGATCTCATACGAGTTGCCAACCACTGGAACACCAGTCGTCTGAACCAGCATGACAGTTTTGGCTTTCAACGGGTCGACGAACTTCTCGCCGTCGTACACAAGTAAACCTGTGGCGATCGGCATCTGTATGGTTTTGTCCAGTAGGATGGCAGTGATGATCATGCTTTGACCTTGGTTATGTAGCGCAGTTCGAAGCTAGGGATGCCAGTGTCGGCGCTGACTTGATCAACGCTTTCTGTCTTGAGACGCATGACTGCGTTCCGCAACTCGATGTTCGACTTGACGTAAGTCGCTAGCTTCGACAGCTTCGAGGACTTGTTCATGACGCGCTGCAGCGCCTTCAGGCTACCTCCTCGGAAGTAGGCGATTATGGCAGCGTTCGCTTCCTTCCGCAGCGAGTAGGGTTGCACTCTAAGGAGCTCAGTCTGGATTGCGTTCAGCTTTGAAGGCTTGGCAATCATGTCCACGTACTCAAGTGCAGTCAGTTCTCGATACTGGAATTCGACTATGCTCCCTCGATGCAACGCCTCCCAGACAGATTCCTCTATGCTCAGAGCCTGCAGTCTTTCAGCATTCGTGAGACTGAGCTCTGCGATGCTTGCGCTAATAAAATTAACCGCATTCGCCTGAACCCTTGTCAAGTCGTCAGTCAAAACAACTCTCTGGTAGTTCTGTCCCTTCCCTGGAACCTTGATTTCTGCGGCACAGGATGCCTTGAGGCGCAAGACGTGTTCAACGTTCCAGTACCTGAGCGCATCGCTGATCTCGGCCAGTGAGAACCGGCTCGTTCCGTAGGCTTCACACTTCATCACAATGACCTTTCACAATACGGGAACCACGCGCATCCTGGACAACGGTGTAACACCGTGCGTCAGGTATCCTCAACTTCTTGGGGGTGACAATGATGATCGACGGAATCACCGTTTGCAGTTGACCCAGCAGGCTGATGAACAACTCGGTGCTTTCTCCACTGAACGAGGCAGTAGGTTCGTCGAGTATCAAGGTGTTGACACGCTTGGTATCAGGAACGAACACGAGAAGAGCAAACACCATGACCAACGTGAAGAGGACCGACTCAGCACCAGATAGCTTCCGCACATCCGACGTGGTTCCGTCAGGGCGGTGGGCAATCAGGTCAATGGAGGTAGTCTCCCACTTGAGCTCGAACCTGTAGTTGGGCAACACCTGTCGGGCACAGCGGTTGACGACTTCGATGAGCCGAGTGGAGATGGCCTCTATAGCCATCTTTTTAACTGCCTTGTCGTCATACCCCTGCAGAATGATTTCCAAATCTTCTTCGCGCGCAAGCTTCTTGTCGAGCTCCCTCATGCGGGTACGAATCGCTTCCGCTCGTTCGACAACCCCCTCATGAACTGCGATGCGCGTCTTTACGGAGGCCAGCTTGTCCTGTAGGCGTTGAAGCTCTTCGTGGTCGAATTCAGTCTCCACCAAGTTGCCAGCCTTGATCCGCTTGATCTCATCAGCATGCTCTTCTAGGAACACTGCCTGATGAAGCTCTTCTTCTAGGTCGGCTAGTGAAACACCACTGAGCCCTTGCGGCTTTTCAACCTTCTCCGGTTCGCGAAAGTGCGCACGCTTCTCGTAGAGCTCAGCCTTCTCTTTCAGGGCCTTTGCTTTCTTCTTGGCTTTGATCCACTCAGCTCGTTCACGTTTGTACTCAGCAAGTGCCGCTTCATAGGCATCCACCCTTGCATTGTGCGCGGCTACAAGTGTCAGCTTGTCCGTCTTGTTCTCCAAGTCCTCAAGCTCGGCCCTAAGCGTTGATGGCTTGACCTTGATCGCTTGCCCGCAAGCATGGCAGATTCCATTTTTCGATTGGTGTGCGTTGGTGAGCTGGTGCTCGATCTGACGCATGCGTGCCCGCAACTCACCCAGATCACCGTTCACTTTCTTTCGTGGACCCGGATCTTCTGGTGCTTCTGGTTCGTCACTTGCCTTGTACGCAGCCTCACGGTACGCCTCAAACGCGGCCTTCAGCTCCTCCAGTGGAGTATCCATGTCGAGGCCCGCAGTTGCCTCCTTGAATCGCTTCAGTTCCTTTCGGTACTGAGCGTATTCTTCCAGGGCCTCCTCAGCTCGCTTGGCATCTCGTATCTCCTTGCGAACCACATCGACTGGACGTGCCTTCTTGTGTATGCGGTCTCCTGCGATTTTCTTGAACGCTATCAGCGCAGCATCCGACTGGTGCTTTGCGAATGCTTTCCCAAGCCGACGGACTTTAGCGTCCAAAGTAGTCGCCCGCTCAATCTCGGCCTCCAGCTTTTCACTCGGCATCAGATCCTTACTGATTTCCCGATAGGTCCGTTCGAGTTCCGTTCGGGCTGCTCTCAGCTTCTTAAGTTCAAGGCGTGCCTTCAGGAAAATCTTCTTCTCGACATCCAGTACGTCCAGCCTGAAGAACGAGTTGAAGAAGTTCTTGCGTGCAGTGCTGGTGCCCTTGACGAGTGGGTGGGATGCCAATGCATCAAGGTAGACGTAGGTACTGAAGTCCTCGGCTGTCAACGGCCAGAGTCGAGACACCATCCTGCGATTCTCAGCCTTTGTTCGCTGAGTGCGACTTTTGCCGTTGACCACGACGTCGATCGAACTGCCTGAAGAAGCGAGCTCAACCTGCCTGCCGCTGTTCCCTACAAACGACAAAAACCGCGAGCCCACCTTCTTGTCTTGGCGGATCGCGGGATCGTAGATCAGTTCCTCAATTGAGCGTACCAGCAAACTCTTGCCAACGAAGTTGGCGTTGTTGTCTCGCAGCTTGTTCTTGCCGTAGATGACTGTGATGCCGGGGCGCACCACAAGGTCGGCCCTTGACTTGTAAGGGCCGACTCCGTCTATGCCGATCTTCTTTACTTGAAGCATTGTTCGATCTGTGCGTAGGTTGATTCCAGCTTCCCGCTGTTGTCGATTGTCCGGTCGTAGGCTGGCCAGAGCAAGAACTCGATCTCGCTCTTGTGGACGCCCGCTGGTCTCCACAACTGACCGTAATCCGCCAGCGACTGCATCAGGGTAGGTGAGTACTGGACATTGGGCATGGTCGTGAAAGACTCGCCCCAGCTACTCTTGAACTCCTGGTCTACGCCTTGGTAGAACGACTCCCACCAATCCGGGATTTCGCGGAACACGTTGACACAGTGAACTTTGTAGACGTCACGGAGTTCGTTGACAGCCATGAGTTCGTTCAGGAATCGTGTGTCGGTCAGAACGATCTTGTCATGGGGGCTATCATGAATCTGCCGCATGCAAGCCGTTGCCCAGATGTTGCGGTGGAAGTGGTCGCGGAACACTTCGGTTCCGATGTACTGCAACATGTCACGCGGGGTCACGCTCTCGAACTTGTTGCCTAGCGCTTGCTGCCACCACGGGTCCACTTCAAGCCGCTTGGCCCTCATCTCCGGTGTGAGACCCTCAAGCATTTCGAGGTCCCACCCGAAGAGCACGGACACGACCTTCTTGAGGACGTACGAAAAGGACATCCGGTGATAGCCATGGTTCTGAATCAAGTAGTTGCCGATCGTGTCTTTGCCTGACCCTATGGGGCCACTCACACTGAAGATAGTCTTGGTTTTCATTTGCAGTTGCTCACGATGAAACGATAGGCGTTGCGTGCCAGGAGGTCGGTTGGTTGAAGTTGGAAGGAGCCGGCCTCGACCTTGGTGGTGACCACCATGTCGAAGAGTGCGGCCAGGATGCGGATGTTCGCTGACTTGGTGGCGGAATTCAGCTGCTTGTTCAGTGGAGTCCACCAGACCTTACGGTGGCGGCTCACTGCCTGACTATTTACCAAAAACGCGGCAGCGTAGTGGAGTTGGTTCAGGAACGCGAAGCCGTCTTCGACATCCAACAACACCGCCAGCACCTTCTTGTACTGACCTGCAATCAGCTCGGTCACAAACTTGAGCACCAGCGCATCTTGGTTAGTGGTTGATGTAGACAGCACCGAGGCGACGTCTTCGGGTGACAGGCGTTCCGGCTTCTTCTTGGACCCCTCGTAGAAGTCACGGCAGTTCTGGATCAGGTTGGCCAGAGTACGGAATTCGCCATTGCAACCTTCGGTAAGCTGCTTGACCAGTTTACCTTCCATCATATAGCGCATCTTCTCGCCCTTTATGATGCGCTTGGCGTACTCGGTCAAAGACTCTGGTGAAGGTGCGCTCAACACGAACTGCTGACAGCGATTCGCAATGGCCTTGCCATTCCCTGTCGTGAACTTCGACGGGTCCATCGAGCACAGCATCCAGACCGTATCAGGGCTGCCGTCCTCAAGGGGCTTGAGGAGCACTGGTGCCGCTTGCGCGTTGCTCACGATCTGTTGTGCCTCGTCGATGATGAAGATACGCTTGCGATTCGCGGGTCGGAACTTCGACAGCTTGACCAGTTCGCGCAGCTCCTCAATCGTGCGAGTGTTCGTGCCGTCCACTTCCTTCAGGTCGGTCTGCTGTCCTGAAGGCTTTCCGTTGATCTCAGCTGCAATGGCGCGGGCCAACGTTGTCTTACCAGCTGACGACGGTCCTATGAAGAGGAACGCGCGTGGGATCCCGGACTTGAGCATGCCGCGCAGACGCGTGACATTCGCTTCTTGTCCGATGATCTCGTCCAGGGTACCGGGTCTGTATCGGGTGGCAAAGCTGCCATCTTCGGTATTCGTTTCAGGTTTGGTGCGGGAATTGAGTGCCATGTCAGTCTTCGTTGTAGATTGGTTTCCACCATTCGCCATCCCATAAGTGGGTGGCAGACATGGTGACAGTTGAGAACAGGAGGTCGCCCGGTGCAGCCACCGAGTAGCTCCCGTCATCACGTTGGTATTGGAGCGTTCCGTCACGAACCAGTGCCGTGAGCTTCTCCTCCTCACCAGGATAGAGCAGGTGGCTTGAGTAGTCACGCCACGAACCATGTTCCTCTTCGTCGTATTCCGAGAGTCGCAGATCCAGGCGATCCATCGTTTCCTTACCGACGGCCTTGGCAATCCGTGCATCCCAGCTTTCGTCTACCTGCAACCACGAGCGAAGGTACTCGTCCGCAAAGTAGAGATCTTGGCTGCTCATGTCAGATGCCCTTCTTCTTGCGAGCTTCGCGGTTGCCGTCGACTTCCATAAGATGCTTGGTCATCTCGTTCTGGATGAAGATCTTGGTCTGCCCCGAAACCTGCCGATACAGTTCCTTGGACACTTCCTTGAACTCTTCTCCGGCTTCCAGCTCCGCTTCAGCGCGAAGCGTCACAGTGACAGGTTCAAATCTTTCGACTTGAAGTGTCTTCGTCACTTCAACCACTAGCTTCTTGACTTTCATACTTCCTCTTTAAGAATAGGATACTTGCCCTTATTTACCAAATCGGTAAACAGCTTCTTCAGTTCCTTGGGTGTCTTCTTGCAGTTGTCGCAGTACTCGTCACCGCACTTTGCCTTTGACAGCGCGAGCATCTCATCGACGGTTGAAGCCAGCATGGTTCGCTTGTGCAGCCGCTTATCGACCATCAGCTCCTCACGTAGTTCTTCCATCGTCTCGCGGATGGCGTACTCCCATATGGTGGGCTCTGCCGGATTGTCTCTGGGTATGAACATTAGCATACACCCGTACACTTTGATTCCGTACTGCTTCCACAGCAGGTAGGCATAGGCACGGACCTGACGCTTGTAGTTCAGGGGTGGCTTCACGGCCTTGTCGTCCTTCGCCTTCAAAGAAGTAGTCTTGAAGTCGAGGATCCAGTACCGACCATCCTTGTCTTTGAAGATAGCGTCGATGTGGCCCTGGATACGCAGATACTTCTGCCCCTTCCTACCAACGTCGATCGTGATTTCCTCGTACTGTGTTGGCATGTCACAGCACTCGTACTTGTGCGACAGTGGGTACTTCTTCCCACATTCCTTGCACTCGTAGTCAGCCAGGAACTTGCCCGTCTGTGACAGGTACCTCTGCATCGTGTTGTGGACACTGTGTCCAACCCCGACGTAGAAGTGCATGCTCATCCCCATCGCTTCGAACTTGCCGCGACGGCCGTAACTGAGTAGAGTCGATGTTGGGCAGTACGGAATACCCGAGCAGCGTAGATTGTAGAGCCGGGACAGATCTCGGCGCTGGACAATCGTTCCCTCCCGGAACATGCTTGCGTACAGCCCCAGGAGTTCGTTCTTGGCGCTGGCTTGTGGTCTTAACTTCATTTCTTCCTTGAGTCCCGCAGGATCTTAGCCCGCAGGTATTCGAGACGTGCAACCCGTTGTCGGTGTTTCGCACGTCTGTTGCTTTCGTCATGCCACACATACCTTCCGTTGGTCAGGTAGAACTGGTATCGAGTCTGCGCGCTCCAGATGTCGTAGTCGATGGTGAGCTTCAACAGATTGCGCAGCTCACGCTTCAAGATGCTACGACCCAGATACTGACCCGCGTTGAAGGCTACAAGTCTGCGCTTGGCGTCCGCAAGGTCTGCGGCTGCCTTGTCCAATTCTGTGTCCTGCAAGAGCACGGCCACCACCTCTTCATGGAAGACGAGCGTGATAGTGTACTGGTCGTAACGTGGCATCACTAGTGAGCCCTTGATGCCGTAGGCGTGCAAACACGATGCCCGCAGCATCTCCTGCTCTAAGGCCACCGTGTTGTCGACCAGCTCGCGAGTCACGCAGTCCATCCTGTAATGCAGTAGTGGTTCAAACTTGGCCACCAATCGTTGGCCGAACTCACGATAGATGTTGGCCAACTCTTTGATGTTTTCGGCTCGATGTTTGTCTATCTGTGCTTGATCCCGGAAGTAGTATGGCACTTGGTTCTCCAGTGTTCAGTCTCCCTTCTATTTACGGTTGGGCTGCAATTTTATGGGGAGCACACTACCACTTTGCCCGTCAAGTCTCCTGTGGTAGGGAGTCCTTGGCGATCCGTGCTCGACATAAAATTTGGGTACTCAATATGTTCGAACAATTCGCTGCACTGCTTTTCGCAGCCCGTGACTTCGGTCACCGCGCCCACTTGCGCACCGATTCCTACGCCAAGCACATGGCACTAGGAGATTTCTACTCCGAGCTTACCGACTTGACCGACAAGCTCGTTGAGTGCTACCAAGGATTCAACGATGTCGTTGACCTGCCGTACCTCGACACTCCAGTCCCGACTACGGATCCACTTGCTGAGATCGTCAAGTTCAAGGAACTCGTTGAGGGCACCCGCGATGAGGCTGTTGGTGACAGTCGCCCTCTGCAGAATATCGTGGATGAAGTGTTGGGGGTATTTGCCAGGACAATTTATAAGTTGCGTCAGCTGAAGTAAGGATTTCACATGCTCGTCCAACTCACAACCGCTGGTCAGACAATCATCAACTCGGCGACGTCCGCCGTGGTGCTGACCGGATATCAACTCGGGAGCGACTACGGATACACCCCGTCTGCTTCCCAGACGAACCTACACGGGTCACTCGTCTACTCAGGATTGCCGAATCCCCCGGTTGCAGTTCCACCCAACAACATCCGATACACCGTGATGATTGGGGAATCTGCCGGGCCCTTCCAATTCGGTGAGATCGGTCTCTTCTACAACAACACGCTGTTCGCTATCTGCGTGTTCGACCAGCCGGTGACGAAGCTTCCGCTCGACACGGTGAGCGACACGGGAGGAAACTTCCAGGCCGACATCTACCTGCCAACTGGCGGCGGTAACTATGAGATGTGGGTAACGATCGCTCAGCAGAACGTGCTGGCGATTCCTGTTCAGGCGGCACCCGATGCGTTGCCTAGCAGCTCAGGTGCAGTCCCGAACGTCAGTGTGATCCAAACTCACTACGGAACTTTCCTGGCCTACACAGACCGTATCGGATTGTGGAACTTCGAAGGGTTTGCGGTTTCTAGCACTGCAACGATTGCGAGCGCAACCCTGAACTCCATAACGCTGACCAACGGTGGCGTAGTTCCGCAAGCTTCGCAGTTGTTCCAGGTCACCTCGGGTGTCGAGTACAGCGCGTGCCGTAGCATCACTGCTGTGGCAACAAACGGAAGTGGGCAATCCGTCGTTTCATTCTCGGCTCCCTTCGCAGTCGCCCCTGGTGCTGGCGACACTGTGAACTTCTACGTGAAGACTCAGGCCGTGGCTTCGATCACCAGCGGTGGTCTATTCTGACTAAGGACGGGACTTATCTATGTTACCAGTAATCCAAGCACCGTTCTCGGTGGATCAACACTTGGCTCAGCACTCCAGCATAGCCGCAGCCGGGACCAATCTGACCGCCCATGCGCTGGAGCATGCGGGGATGGGGGTGATCCCCAGCACGGTCGTGTCCGAATTACCCGGCTGGCTCCGTAGCAGCTACATCTATAACTGCATGAGTCACGACAACGTTGTGTACGCAGCAGGCTATTTGTGGGCTGTGTGGTGGGCAGACTCTCAAAATCCGATCCTGGGCCGAAAAACGTTGGGGGCGCGGACCTGGGATACGTTCGATCTGTCTACGATCAGTGGGAATCCCATCGGGGCTGTCGGCTATGACAGTCACTTTTTCCTTTCGCTCGGCGTGTCCAGCGACGGGAAAATCCACGTCACCGGCAACATGCACAACACAGCACTGCGGTACGCGGTCTGCTCCAGTGTGACTGGCTGGAATGTGGCTGGCAACTGGGCTGCAGGAACGATGGTGGGGTCACAAGAAACCGACGTGACTTACCCGACATTCATCGACACGGACTCTGGGCTGTTGTTTTTCTACCGCGATGGGGTGAGCAGCAACGGTAACGGCTACATCAACAAATACAACGCTACTACTGGCACTTGGTCGCGGGCTTGCCAGCTATTCGGAAACGGGCAAGTCGCTGGCAGCGTCAATCCAACATCTAATGCTTATCCGACTCGATTTGTAGTAGATAAAAGGGGGACTATTCACGTCGCATTTACGTGGCGTAACACCGGTGCCGCTGACGCCAACTGGGCTGTGTGCTACGCCAAATCGTCTGATGGAGGTGCGACATGGACCGACCGTTCCGGCAGCGCGTACGCGTTGCCTATCCAGCCCCAGACCTCAGATGTGTTGATGAGTTCAGCCGTCACAGGATCAGGCCTTCTGAATCAGCAGCTCAACGGTCTTTCTGTGGATGCTGGCGGTGCGCTCCATTGCACATTCCTAATGCGCGACAGCAGCAACAACACACAGATTTACTACATCACAAACCGCAGCGGATCATGGACATCGACGCCGATCACAAACTGGGCGTACAACTACAACATAACGGTCAATCCGATCTCCAACGTCGTGGCCCGCCCAGACATTGCCTGCATGCCTGATGGCCGGGTCATCATCATCTACCGGCACAATGCCCTTGAGCGCGGGGCAATCTGGGGGCTGGATATTACTGATCTGACCAATGTGTTCCGGTTCAAGGTTTGCGATCTGGATACCCAGGCCTATGAGCCGGCTTATTCTGGGCAATGCTTGCGCAAACTCGGTCGGCTTGTGATGCTGGTCAACGTATGTCAGGCCAACGGACCAACATCGACGGATGGCGAGTATCAAAGCGACTATCTCTGGTACTCGAACCTGGGATTTGTGATCAACACACAGGCCCGCCCAGACAGTTCCGTACCGTTTATGGAGCGCATCGGGGGGTTCAGCAATTTCGCCGCCTCCCAGACCGTGAGCAACACCACGTCTCCCGGTACTCAGATCGGCACGGCGATCCCGATCCCGCCAGAAACCAGTGGGGCGAAACGCATGTACCGACTGCGGGCAGCGTACAAACAAAACACCAGCGGGACGCTGACCCTGCTGGGTAGAGAGGTGGGGTCGGGTCAACTGGTGCGCATGATGGCCGCCACGGAAACCACGGTCACGTCCCGCGTGTCGCCGCTGATCGCGTCTCAAAACTTTGTTCCTGGATCAGCCTATGCCTCCGGCTATCTGGAGTTCTACGCTCTGCCCAGCGCCAACTCTGCTGTGGTGTACGGAGTCGATCTTGAGATGCTGCGATTGACAGCCCGGTAACCAGCTAACCCATCTGCTGCCCTATCCGCCCAACCCCGCGCAATCCCCTGGAGCTGGGTGCATTTCATGGCAACAAGCCTAGCCAAATCCTCCATAAAGTGTGCGAAATTCACGCACTCCCAGTGTCTCTCGTCAACCATTAAGGAATCATCATGTCTTCGTATATCGTCACAAACAAGTCTTCCAGCACCGTCGTCGTCGCAGGTCACTCCCTGCCCCCTACCGGTCAAGTCGTTGTCGGTACTCTCACCGATGACATCAGTCAAGGTCAAGCCGCTGGTGTTCTGACTATCACCGCCGTGACCTCACCTGTTGCTGACGCCTCCAACGCTTCGATCACGAACTCCGTGGCCCTCACTGTAGGGGCTAACCCGGTGGCTGCTGGTCGCATGCTCCGCGTCAACTGCACGACCGCTGGTAACGTTGTTGTCACCCTGTCTGGTGGCTCTACCGAAACCATCGCGGTGACGACCGGCTACGCCATGTATCCGTTCGCAGTCACTCAGGTGGTCTCGGCCGGAACCACTGCAGTCGCGGCCTACGCCAACCTCTATTGATTCGTCCGGGGGTCGAGGGACCCCCTCAAGAACGTAACCAAAAAGGAAACACTGTGGCCTCATATCTAGTAACTAACCTGTCTAATAACTACCTGGTGGTCGGAGACTTCCCCCTGCCTCCGCATGGCTCAATCGTTGTGGACCGTCTGACTGACGAAATCGTTCAGAGTCGCGCATCGAACTCAGTCTCGGTTGTCGAGCAACCCTCGTTGATTACGATTGGTGCTCAGACTGCTGGTATGGCCATGGACGGAACCGACGCCACTGGTGTGAATCAACTCGCCGGTGGAACAGGCATCCGCGGATGGTTGTCCTCGATCTTCAGCGCGATGACCGGCATCTCGACCCCTGCTGGGACTGCTTCGCGCACCGTTCTGGTTGATGCGACGACCGGGAACCCAATCACACTGGGCATCACCCGTCAGTTCGCACCTACTACGTGGAAGGCGATTGCATCTGGCCCCGGGTATTCGATCGGAGACCTGATCGAGCAGGTTGACGAATTCGACCTCACTCAAAACCCTGCCGTGTATCTCAGCACTACATGGCGTAACGTTACTCAGAACTCAGCTCTTTCCGCCCCGACAATGGCGAATCTGGTTCTGGCCAGCGCGACTGCCGCTGCAGTGACTGTGACTAGCAGTGCGCTGCCGGTCGGTGCTGCTCAAGACGGAGTCGATGTCACCGGTGTGACCCAACTCACAGGTGGATCGGGTATCCGGGGCTGGTTGTCCGGTCTCTTCTCCAAATTCTCCGCTGTCGTTGGTACTCCGGGAAGCACAGCTCCCACGGGCGCCATCATGAACGGTGGGGTTGACACGAGCGGAAAGGCTCAGGTCCTGACTGCCATCGTCGCCCACAACGCTGACAACCAGACTGTCCCCAGCACCGGCTACTCACTGATGACTGGCGGTGTTGACCAACTGCTGAATAGCGCTGGGAACCTGGATCGCAAACGATCTGCCAACTCTGACGGTCAAGCTGCAACAGGTATCGCAGCCGAAGCTCCGATGCTTTTCAACGGCACGAACTTCGACCGCTCCCGTAGCCCAAGCGCTGACGGCGCTGCTGTGACCGGTTTTGCTGGTGTTGTTCCTGTCGTCTACAACGGAACGACGTTCGATCGACTCAAGAGCCCCGGTGCTGATGCGGCTGCATCCACTGGCTACATAGCAAGCGCTTCGGTGGTCTACAACGGTTCTACATGGGATCGTGTGCGGAGCCCGAGTGCCGATGGTGCAGCCGTAACTGGCTTCGCAGGTGTCGCCCCTGTCGTCTACAACGGAACGACGTTTGACCGACTCAAGAGTCCGGGCGGAGATGCGCAAGGTGTCGGCGGACTTATCGGTTCTGCTGGGATGGTGTGGAACGGAGCTAGCTGGGATCGGATGCCCGGTACAGTCGGCTATGGTGCACGAGTTCAGGCTGGTAACAACACTGTCAACGCTGTCGCAAGCATCACACGTTCGGCCAATACAACGGCCTACGCCACTGGTCAGCTCGTTGCCAACAACACCTTGAACACTTCGGTGACCCCGATCGCTCTCACTGCAGCTCGTGTTGCGGGTGGCTCCGGTGTGATCCGCAAGGTGCGCTTGAGCAAGACGAGCACGAACATCGCCAACGCCGCATTCCGTGTTCACTTCTTCGGTACTGCACCGACCATCAACTCAGGAGACGGAGCAACCATCTCCCTGACTGGTGTGGCTAGTTACCTCGGTAGCTCGGACATCACGATGGATCGGGCATGGACTGACGGGGCCTGGGGAGCTACTGATACTGGGATGACCGACATCTCGTTCAAGCTGGCATCGGGCACCACGATCTACGCCTTCATTGAGGCCCGTGCAGCCTACACTCCAACCAGCGCAGAAGTGTTCTCACTGACAATCGAAGCTCTGCAGGATTAAACAATGCGTTCACAACACATGAAGCGTCGGACATCCGACGCTGTGAGTTCGGTGCTCCTGGAGCGTCGGGCACGTGAAGCATCGGCTCGCAACGGCGGGTCGTTGTGGTACGTGCCCGACGAGGCTCTTGGCGCAAATCCGAACCTGTGCCCCACACCTGAGGCTGTTGGGGCAGTGGCCGGAACCCCCGGCACTCTGCCTACTGGCTGGGGCTGGGGCGGAGCGTTCGGCTTTACTGTTTCGGTTGGCGGTATATCGACACAGACAGATGGCACCCAACTGCTCTCGGTTTCGGGGACAGGGACCGTCACGTCGAACTACTCCGACTTCATCAGCCACACGACGCTTATCCCGGTCAGTCCAGGCACCCTTTACACGGTGTCTGCTGTCTGTAAGCTGGTATCAGGCACCATCCCAAGCCTTCACCCATTGATCGTTTTTGATACGGCTGGCCAAACCTACATCAGTCAGGCTTCGATGATCTACGATTCAGCATCTGGTCGCTGGGTTGGGTCGGCTACCGCGCCGTCAAATGCCGCCACGATCCGCATTGCATTCCTAACCGACGGGATGACGAGCGGAAATGCATACACCTTCTCTGCTCAGGTGGGGGCTGTAAAGGTTGAAAAGGGATCCGTCGCCACTCCGTACATCCCGCTTTCAAAGCTCGGCGGCCCCACAACCAGCACCGAGCCCCAAATTAACGCCGCCTTTGTGGACAGCGCTGGCACCCAGCCCCTGTCCGCCATCGGACAGGCCGTGGGCCTGCTGACCGACCGGAGCCCGGCGCGGCAGGATGCGGTGCTGACGATCACGAATTTGCTACAGTACAGCAACGACCTGACCCAGTGGGCGGCAAGAAATAATGGCACGGCGACTGCCACAAAATTCACTCCAGATACCACATCGAACATCCACCGGGTGCAGGCTAACAGCGTGACGATCTCGTCAGGTGTTCCATACACAGCAGCGGTGCGCGCGTCAGCTTCGGGATATCGTTATCTCTACATCAATGGCGCGGCATCACCAAATGTTGGACAGGCGACCTTTGACCTCCAGACCGGAACGGTCGTGGCGATTGCAAATGGAACCGCCACCATCGCTCCCGTCGGCGACGGATCATACATCTGCGCGGTATCGGCAATATCGAACTCTACTTTGCAGACGCTGTACTTGCAGGTAAACAACTCCGCCGTGGCGACCGACACCACGTTTGCTGGCGACGGCACAAGCGCGATCAACTTCCTGGGGCAGGGCACTTTCGTCGGCACCCTCACCGCCGCCCAGATCGCCGCCTGCGGCATTCCGCTGACCACGAACGCCGCGTCTTCGACCAGCAGCTACGCGGTGGGCCCGGCTGCGAACAACCTGGGGCCGGAGCTTTCTGCCAACTACACCGGCTGGACAACCGGGACCGGCTGGTCCGTGTCCAACGGTCTGCTGATCGCCTCGGGCGCTGCGGCGAACACGTATGCGTCAAAGGCCCTCCTAACAGCGGGCAGCACCTACCGTGTGACCGTTCGGTGCAACACGTTGTCCGCTGGCGGCTTCAAGGTTCTGTTTGAAGGCGGCGCGTCGCTGTTCGGGGACATCACGCAGGCCGGTACGTACAGCGCAGTCCTGACGGCGGCTAGCACGGGAAGCGTGTACCTTTGGTCCAACAGCACTCTGTCAGGCGTCTTCGACTTTGTGTCAGTGCGACAGGTCTTTAATGTCTCGCCCAACGCGGCGCAGAACCTGGGGCCGGAGTTGGTAGCATATCCAGGCGGACCGTTCACCGCCACAACCGGGTGGAACTCGGCCGGCTCCGGTGGGAATGCGGCTATTGCGCTCTCCGGCTCTGAGCTGCAGCTTACATCCACGTCCGCCGCGGCTTCCAACCGCATCGAGTACCCGTTCAGCGGGCTCACCGTGGGCCGCACCTACAAGGTGACGGTGCAGACGCGCCTTGGGACTGCCGCCTCTGGAGTCGGCCACACCATCGGCGATGCCTCGGTGGGCTACGCTCAGACCAGCAACGACATCAGCATCGTCGGCACCTCGTCTGCCCCGTACACGTTCACCTTCGTCGCCAACTCGCCGACCGGGTATCTGCAGTTCGCCACGCAGGTGACCGGCACGCTGTTCGTGGCCTCTGCCTCGATCAAGCCGGTGCTCGGCACCACCGCCTCCCAGTCCACCGCCGCCAACCGGCCTGTGCTCACCCAGGTGCCGCGCAAGCTGGGGGCGAACTTGGTGGCGAACCCGGGGCCGTTCACGAACACCAGCAACTGGACAGCATTCCAGTCCACGGTCTCGATCGTCGGCTCGGAGATGCAGGTGCAGGCAACCGGGGCAGTCTATGGCTGCAACGATCAGTCGATTCCCGTGATCCCCGGCCGGCGCTACCGCGTCACGTTCCGCGCTCGGCTCGGAACGGCGACGCAAGCGTGGCTGCTTGGCGGTTCGTCCACGGGCGCGCGCCAGGACTACTTTGTCGGGTTCTTCGCGTCTACAACCACCGGCACATACACGGCGGATCTGGTGGCGACCACCAGCACCCTGTGGTTGCGGATGCAGACCGACAACACGGTCGCCAATGGCACGATCCTGTTCTCGTTTGTGTCGGTTCAGGAGGTGCTCTCCCAGGCCCCGGCCCTGTCCTTCGATGGCGTCAACGACACGCTGGCGACCAACTCTGCCGTCATTTCAGGTGCAGCGACGTTCGTCTGGGCGGGCACCTTGAGTTCGTTGTCGGCGTCATTTCAATCTGTGATCGGGGCGGTCGGAGCGAGTCGGAGTGCGAACGTTATCGTTCTGCCGGATGGGACGGTCCAGCTTTCAAACATGGTGGATCAGGCGCTGGTGTCAGCTGCTGGTTTTGTCAAGGCAGGCACTCCAGTTGTGATCTCCGCGATATTGCGCGTCGGCGGAATTTCGGAAATTCGGGTCAATGGCGCAGTTGCTGTCTCTGGGGCTGTTCACACGGTCCCAATTGTTTCCAACTCAGGGGTTCAGTTGATGTCCTACGCTGGATCCCAGCAGATAGCCACAGGCACCCTATCACTCGCCAACGCCTACAACTCAGCGATCCCCCTGGCCGACCTCAAGGCCATCGAAGCCTACGCCGCCGACCGGTGTGGTGCAACGTTGGTCGCGTGATAGGAGGCGAGCATGAGGTTCGCGATCGCCCTGCTATCGCTCCTGTGTGCTTCCTGCCAAACCTCCTCATTCGTTTTGGGTGAGGAGGTTCAACCCCCGAAAGGGTGCGTTGAAGGTAGGACGCACGGGCACGATTGCTGAAGTTCTATTGAAAGGAAGAAGTGGACAAGCTCTCCGTAGATGATATCTTCGCGCTAGCCAAGTCCAAGTTCGTCTACACTCCAGACATCCAAGCCTGGGGACGTGACGAATACTGGGCTTCTATCAAGGAGATGGAAGCCAAGGCCGCGCAGTCGTCCAATTTTATCCTGGACGACTGCGATGGTTTCGCTACATTGTGTGTCGCAGCACTTCGCGTTCAGGGTTACAAGGCTCGCTACGTCTTCTGCCAAACAGAGACCGGTGAGTACCACTGTGTCTGCGAGTGCGAAGGCAACATCCTGGACAACCGGCAAGCGTCGGTTCTGCCTAT